GCTTTAGACCTCAAGGCAAACCTTGCTTCGCCTACTTTCACAGGCAATGTGGGTATGTCAGTTCTATACGTAGATGGTATTGAAATTGATCCAACTGGAGCATCAAATACTCAAGTATTAAAATACGACTCAAATACAAATAAATTTGTACCAGGCGTTGCAAGTGTTGTTGCCAATATTACTGATCTAACAGATGTAACAATAGATGCAAATACTTTAACAAATAATCAAGTTTTAAAGTATAGTACCGTTACCAATACATGGGTCAACGCTAGCTCTCCAGGAGGTTCTAATTCTACTGGTTTAACTTACAGTTCAAATATTGGCGATAATGTAAACAATACATATGTTTTAACTCACAATTTTAACACAAGAGATGTTGCAGTTGTGATAAGAAACAATGACTCTCCATATGAAGTTATATCTGCAAGATGGGAAGCCACTACCGAAGACGCAGTTACTTTAGAGTTTTCTGCCCCACCAGATTACAATGCATTTAGGGCTTCTGTATTTGCTTCTGTTACAGGTGATGGCTATGAGCCAGTTCCTGGACCAGCAATGGCCTCCCTGAATGACGCTGGTGACGTAATAATCACAAGTGCTTCTTCTGGTCAATTCCTTAAATGGAATGGCAGTGCTTGGGTAAATGATGCAATTGATTTAAGTACAGACACAGTAGGATCGTTTGTCCAATCATTGGTCGCTGGAACTGGAATAACACTCTCTAATAACTCAGGAGAAAATGCCACTCCAACAATTACAGTTGATACGACCGCAATCCAAGCAGTCGTTGCCAATGTTTCGAATACAGAAATCGGCTATCTTGATGGAGTCACTTCTGCTATCCAAACCCAAATCGACACTAAGGCCCCCCTCGCCTCACCGACTTTTACCGGAACTGTTACAGTTCCAGATAATTCGTTTGCTCTCGGGACAAAAACAACTGGTGATTATGTAGCCACAATTACTGGTGGTACGGGTGTTTCTTCAACAGCTTCAACTTCTGGAGAAGGAACTACGCATACTTTGTCAATAGGTCAGGCTGTTGGTACAGCTGATAATGTAACCTTTGCTGGATTAACTGCCGATAGCGTGACAATTGGTGTTACATCTGCTGGAGAAATTGATACAACTTCTGGCAATTTAACAATTGACTCAACCGGTGGAACAGTAACTGTTGACGATGATTTGATTGTAAGTGGAAACGCAACAATTAATAATAATTTAATTGTAACTGGAAACATAACTATTAATGGTAATACAACCACTCTTAATACAGAAACAATAACAGTTGAAGATAAAACTATTGAACTTGGGTCATCTGCATCCCCAAGTAATACAACAGCAAATGGAGCTGGAATAATAGTCCCAGATGGTGCAGCAAATAAATCCTTTACTTGGTCTAGTTCAAGTTTAGCTTGGTCTTCTTCTGAGGATTTAAATTTAGTTTCAGGTAAAGTATTAAAAATAAATGGAACAGAAATCCTTTCTGCAACAAACTACACAGGGCAAGCTGCAACTGTTGCAGCAAATTCAGTGACAGCAACAACATTGCAAGAGGGAGCTCCTAGGGCAGGCTTTAGATCTCAGCTCAATGCTCAAACGGGAACAAGTTATACTTTACAATTAACCGACTTAGCTAAGTTAGTCACCATGGACAACGGTTCTGCTATGACTTTGACAGTTCCAGCAAATTCAAGTGTTTCTTTTCAAATTGGAGACAGAATAGATATTTTAAGAAAAGGTTCTGGTGAATTAACAATATCACCCGTTAATGGTGGAGTCACAATTAACGGAACACCTGGATTAAAATTGCGAGCGCAATGGTCATCTGCTACACTGGTTAAACTTGATACAGACATATGGGTGGCTTTAGGCGATCTTAAGGTTTAGTTATGACAATTCCATTAGGAAACTCAAAGGGAGTAAGACAGGCCGCCAAACCGACTGTATCCGAACGGGACAACTCAGTCAAGCGCTAATACAGCTATAACCAATGCCGGTTTTACTGTTGGGTCTGTAACCACTACAGCAACAGAAAATTCAGGCTTGAATAATGTTGTAACTCCAGCTTTAACAGACACTACTGTAGCGCCCTTAGGAACAGCGATTAATTATACCGTTGGGGCTTTTTCTCCTCCATCTTTCTTCTCTCCTCCAGGATTTTTTGGTCCTCCAGGGTTCTTTAGTCCTCCAGGGTTCTTCGGTCCTCCAGGATTCTTCGCTCCTCCAGGGTTCTTTGTCCCACCGGGATGCACAAGTTGTACTGGGTCTTTGAGTAGTACTGAAACTATAAATTCATATTGTGAAGGCGGATGTAGAAAGATAGTTACAAGATATTATTGGAATGCTCCACTTTGTCAACCAAGCGGATGTTCGCCGTGTACTTGTCTGCCATATAATGATGTTGTTTCTGAAATGTGTTGCGCGTGTTTCGGATGTTATTAAACAAGTTACAGTATTTTTTTATGATATAATATATAACCAAAGACTTTAATAGGAGAAATAAATGCTACAAAATTCAGAAGATAAAGCAATCTTTGCAGTTGTTGTTGATGGCGAAGTGGCCTTTAATTGGGCTATCCCAAAAGAAATTGAATTAATGTACGCCGCACTTACATCTAATCCAACAATAGTAGAAATCCCAGAAGAATTAATGACATCAGTAAATCAAGGTTGGACGTACGATCAAGATGGATTTCATCCTCCAGCATAACCAACATGACACCTTGGCAAGAATATAAGAAAAAAATAGGTACAACACGTCCTTGGGATTTATTAAATCCCAATGTTGAACGCGCAACCGATGAGTTAGCTGATAATAGGCTAAAAACTTGTGAGGAATGTGATAGTTTGATAAAACTAACAAAGCAATGCAAAGAGTGTGGTTGTGTTATGACCTTAAAAGTTAAATTAAAAGAAGCGAAGTGTCCTCTGGGCAAATGGTAAATATTTATTGTAATTGAATTAAAATTATTTTGTTATCATTAATATCAATGATAGACTAGTTACTATTCATAAAGATTTAAATATTTAAATAAAGGAGTTTCCGTGGCGTTTTCAGGTTCAATTTTTGCGGTAAATAATACCCTACTTCTTAAAAGATCAGACACTTCAAGCCAAGCACCAGACTCTTTGTCTTTGGGTGAATTAGCTCTAAACGTAGCTGATGGTAAACTGTTTTACAAAAATAGCACAGCCAATGCTATAATACGGAGTTAATTTAATATCAAATGTTGTTGGCACCGCAAATCAAATAGCCGTTGCAGCAAACGCTACCACTGGTGTCTACACTCTTTCTTTGCCAGCTACTGTAAATACAGGTAACTTAAACGCCAATACTCTTACCGTTAATGGTGTTACGATTAATCCAACAGGTGCAACAACAAACCAAGTTCTTAAGTTTGATGGAAATAGTTTTGTTCCAGGAACAGATACCGGTTTAGCTGGAACAGTTTATGTAGAAACAATTGGAGATGGCACAGCCTCTACATTCACCATTACTCACTCCTTGGGGACACGTGATGTTGTTGTTGTTGCACGCAATGCAGCAAGTCCATATGAAGTAATCGATGTTCGTTGGGAAGCCACAACAACTGGAACAGTTACTCTAGATTTTTCGGCAGCTCCTTCTGCTAACTCTGTAAGAGTTGGCGTTTACGCAGCAGTTGCTGGTTCCACCATTACAATAGGTTCAATTGATGACTTGGGTGATGTTACCATAACTTCAGCTGCTAATGGAGACTTCCTCCGTTATAATGGTTCAACTTGGATCAATGATGCAGTAAATCTTTCAACGGATACTATTGGTTCGTATGTTGAGTCACTCGTTGCCGGCACTGCAATCACTCTTACGAATAACTCTGGTGAAGGCTCTACTCCAACAATAGCCGTAACAGCAAATACTTTTGATGCATTTGGTGCAGCATCTAGTGCTCAATCCAACGCACAAACTTTTGCTACTAACCTAGTTGCAAACGTAGCTACTTCATTTGAAGTTGCTGGCGATTCTGGAACAAGTAAGACAATTACTTCTGGTTCAGATACACTCAGCATTTTGGGTGGCACAGGTCTTAGCTCGGTAACTTCAAACACCGATACCATTACCCTTAATCTTGATAGTACTTCAGTATCAGCTGGATCTTATGGCAATGCAAACACGATCCCAAATTACACCGTCGATGCTCAAGGTCGTTTGACGTCAGCATCTAACACTGCTATTAGTATTCTTGCAAGTCAGGTTTCAGACTTCCAAGCAAACGCTAGAGCACAAATAAGTGCATCTGGCAGTGAACTAGCCTATAACTCTTCAACTGGTGTTATTAGCTTTGCAAGCGCAGGAGTTACCTCACTTACTGGAACCGCAAATGAAGTCGAAGTTTCGGCATCAAATGGAGCGGTAACTGTAGGTCTTCCTTCAAATGTTACAATTGGCCAAGATCTTACCGTTACTGGCAACCTTACAGTTCAAGGTAGCACAACAACTCTGAATACAGAAACACTTGCTGTAGAAGATAATAAAGTTCTTCTCAATTCAAGCGTAACTGGCTCACCATCAGCAGATGCGGGAATTGAAGTAGAGCGTGGTGATTCAACTAATGTTGAACTTCGTTGGAATGAGACAACAGACAAATGGCAGTTCAGCAATGATGGAACAACATATGTAAACATTGCCAGCAACACAGATGTAAGTAATTCTTATTCAAACTCCACATCTTACACGGACAATGCAATATCAAATGTTAGCAACACAATTGCTAATATTGCAACATCATTTACGGTTGCGGGTGACTCTGGCTCAAGCCAAACAATTACTTCTGGTAGTGATACCTTAACTATTGCTGGTGGTACGGGTTTAAGTTCTGTAGCAAGCGCAACAGATACAATCACATTAAATCTTGATAGTACCGCAGTCACGGCTGGATCTTATGGCAATGCCAATACAGTCCCGAACTATACCGTAGACGCCCAAGGTCGCTTAACAGCAGCCGCAAACACAGCGATCAGCATTCTTGCCAGTCAGGTCTCAGACTTTGCTGCTAATACAAGAGCTCAGATAAGCGTTGCTGGCGATCTTGCCTACAATTCGAGCACTGGTGTAATCAGCTTCACAAATGACGCAGGTGACATTGAGTCAGTAACTGCTGGGACAGGTCTTAGTGGCGGCGGCACCTCAGGTGCAGTTACCCTAAACCTTGCTGCTACATCAGTCTCGGCTGGTAGCTACGGTAATGCCAATACGGTGCCAAACTACACCGTAGACGCTCAGGGACGCCTTACAGCAGCCGCAAACACTGCAATCAGTATTCTTGCATCACAAGTAAGTGATTTGTCTTCAAACGCAGTAACGTCTTTGACTGGTACAGCAAATGAAGTCGAGGTTTCAGCTTCTGCTGGTGCAATAACAATTGGTCTCCCTTCAAATGTTACCATTGGCCAAGATCTTACTGTAACAGGTAATCTTACTGTAAATGGAACTACAACTACTCTTAATACTGAAACTTTAGCAGTTGAAGATAATATTATAGTTCTCAATTCTGGAGTAACTTCTGCACCATCGACTAATGCTGGTATTGAAGTTGAGCGTGGTTCATCAACAAATGTCGTACTTCGTTGGAATGAAACCGATGATAAATGGGAAATCACCAATGATGGAACAACATATGGAGCTATTGCGACTGAATCATACGCTCAATCTGCTGCTGTACTGTCATTAGATGGTTTAACAGACGTCACGATTGTTAGTGGTGCCGCAGGAGAATTCCTAAAGTATAACGGAAGTGCTTGGGTTAACGACGCAATTAATCTTGGAACAGATACTGTTGGTGATTATCTTGCAAATGTTACCGCAGGAACTGGTGTTACAATAGTAAATGTTGGTGGCGAAGGCGCAAACCCAACCTTCTCGATTGGCCAAGACGTTGCAACAAATGCCTCAGTGTCATTTGGAGCAATCACTCTTGATTCTACTGGAGAACTTAATACATCAACTCAAGTAGTTACCGTTAACACAATCACAACCGTTGACAGCTTTAGTAAGACAGCTTACAGAACAGCTAAGTACCTTATCCAAGTATCTCAAGGCACTAAGTACACAACTTCTGAAGTGCTTTTAGCACACGATGGAACCGATTCATTCATGTCAGAATATGCAGTTATTGAACTTGGGGCATCGAGAATACCGATGACTGTTTCAACTTCGATTTCTTCAGGAAACGTACTGTTGAGAGTCACGATCACCGATGCCGGGTCAACACAAGCTACCGTAAAAGTTGCAAGAACATTGATTGCAGTGTAAAATAGTAGAAGTTTAAAACTTAATAATAAGTTTAAAACTAGAGGGACAGTGAACTTTAGTGGCAGACAAAAACTTTGTAGTCAAGAATAGCCTTGTTGTAGGCTCTACCGTAACTATTAATGGTATCGAGCTGGATTTAACAGGCGTTACAAATGGTCAAGTTCTTAAGTTTGACGGTACAAAAATATCTCCAGCCAACGCAGTAGATATAATTCCATCTGAAATATCTTCATTTTCTACGACTATAGGAAATGGATCATCTACAGAATATACCATTACTCACAATCTTGATACTCAAGATATAGTTGTTTTTGGCTATGTACAGGGCTATGAATTGTCTAATGCCGCGACACCCACTAATGTAAGTGTAAAACAAAATATTAAATTTAGATGGGAAGCCATAAGTACTAGTCAAGCAAAAATTATTTTTGAAACACCACCAACATCTAACTCAGTAGATATACTAATACTTTCTGCTGGTGAGGAAATATATTTTTCTGAAATTATTGGCGATGGTTCTACTTCTAGTATTGAATTAAACCATAATCTTGGATCAAGAGATGTGATTGTTTGTGTTAGAAGCAATGTTCATCCATATGAAGTGGTCCAAGTTGCTGTTCAATCTTATTCAACACAAAAAGTAATTTTAGATTTTTCAGAAGCACCTTCAAATGACTCACTTGTTGCTACAGTGTTTTTGCCATTATCAGGGTATTATTTTGGTCAAATGGCTGGTGACGGAAGTGCAAAAAATATATATATAAATCACAAATTAAACACAAGCGATATTGGAGTTGTAATAAGAGATACTACTGGCTTGTTTGATATTACTGAAACAATTTATTCTATAGTTGATGATAATAATATTATTGTTCATTTTTCTTCTCCCCCCGGCGCTTTTGATCGCTTTGTTACAGTTTTTGCAGGATTAGGAGGGAAAAAGGATCAAGTATCCTTTGACGATATATCAGTAGATGTTCCCGTCTCTCCATCTAGCCCAGGAAAATATGGGGACATGGCATGGGACGACAACCATATTTATATTTGCATAGCAACAGATACATGGAAACGCTCTGCTTTGTCTACTTGGAGTTGATTTTGTATTATAAATTATTAATTAAAAATTAAATATGATTAATCATAATGAAAAAATAGTATCGCATTTAATTATAAATGGTTTCACTATTAATCCAATAAAAGATATAAGTTGTCTTGTTACCTTGATAAATTCATTGTGCACTATTTATAATAAAAAACATGAGTGCGATCATAGAATTGGTCTAATGCATGAAAATTATTTGGGTAAACAAGTTGGCGAACCATCAGTTTCTTATATAGAAAATGAATCTTTTAAAGGGTTAATTGGTTTTGCAGTTTTAGAAAATGGTTATTTTGTAATAAAAATTTGGGATAATATTTATCCAGCTGAAGTTCAGTTTGATCTATATTTAGACGAAAAAATAAAAGATTGTGATCTAATAGTAGATCACCTTTCTTGTCCACCTAAACCATATGATGGATTGGGTCTTTTTAATACAACATATTCTTTAAATAATTATGTAAAAAGTAAAACATTTATTTCTAAAAATAACAATCAAATATCACCATATTGTGTTAATGAGCCTTTTAGTATAAAAGATTTAGATGAAAAAAAAGAAAATTATTATTATATATTAAATGAATTAAGAGAAATTGAATGTCATTTTTGTAGCGAACAAGCAACTGATTTAATTTTTTACGATTTTCCGGCGAAGATCGCTGTAGTTTGTAAATCACATTTAAGCAATGGTTCGAATAGAGAATTTGGAGGTAAAAACGAGCAACCTTTAGATATAAGATATATGGAAAATCGTAATTTGACCTGGAAAAAGCCTTCGTGATATATTTTTGCCATATTCCTAGAACTTCTGGAAGTGCAATTACATCTTCTATAGCAAAAAGTTTTGGGCAAATATTAACTAGCGGATGCTATGAAACTGGAATGAAAATTCACGACGATGAAAAAAAATTACGTTTATATTTAAGTGAACATAAAGAATATGATTATATATCAGATCATTTTGCGGCGTTACCTTATAGGTATATCGAAAATATAGATGCTTTTTCTATTGTTAGGGATCCAATCAAGAGAATCAAAAGCTGTTTTAATTACTTTGGACTTTGGGATGGTTCAATTGATTTTCTTGAATTTATTAAGTACTACGGTTTTCATCCTATAAAAGATTCAATGGGCTTTAATGGAAGACCCAACATGCAGTGCGCGAATCTAATTAATACCATATTATGGGAAGGCAATGAAGCATATATGGAAAGCACAAACCTTAATTTTTTTGATATATTAAAAATAATAAAAAAACAAAAAATGACTTTATCAACCTACGAAAATAGAAATTATATGATTAAAGATTTAAATTTTATTTTAAATTCTATTAAAGATACAAATATAACTTTAGATACAGAATCAAAAGTCAGACCCAAAAGACACTTTCATGACGAAAGTGTATACTTTATTCCTAAAGAAATTATTGAAGAAATAAAAATCCTTAATAGTTTAGACTATCAATTATATAACTACGTTAAAGATCATGAAATAAAAACAGAGAAATGTTTGACACCTGATGATATTTTATTTTAAAATTAATCAATTTTTGTTTTGACATTCTAAAAACGAATTGCTATAATATAGGTTATGCCTGTAGAAGAACAACAAATAAATATAACAATACCTAAAGAAAAACTCCAGGAATGGAATGTTTTCTTTGCACTACCATGCTATGACTCTCATGTAACAGAACCATTTATGATGAGTTTTTTGCAGACTTGTCTCTTTTTTAAAGAGATAGGCTTAAAATACTCTGTATGTACAATATCTGATTCTTTAATCAATCGCGCAAGAAATAACCTCGTTGCCAAATTTATGGGTAATCCAGATTTTACCCATATGGTATTTATTGACGTAGATCTTCAGTTTGATAAAGAAGCTATATTAAAGTTACTTTGGCACGAAAAAGATGTCATGACCGCCTCGTATCCAATTAAAGAAATAAATTGGGACAAAGTAAAAGAAGGTGCTTCCAAAGACTTAGAAGCTAAAGATCTTATGGAATATGCAACTAGATATGTTGTTCACATGACTAAGCCCGGAGAAACACAACTTAATATTGATAATGGTGCGATAGAATGTTACGAAGCGGGCACTGGTTTTATGCTAATTAGGCGTCAAGTATTTGACAAAATGTTTAAGAAATATAAAAAGTTAAAATATAAAGATGACACAGGCGCTCTATCTGGTAATGAAATAGAAAATGCATATGCTTTGTTTAACTCATACGTTGATGATGATGGAAGATTTTTATCTGAAGACTATGGCTTCTGCCGTTATTGGCAAAAGATGGGTGGAAAGATTTGGGTTGATCCAACAATAAACTTAACTCATTTTGGAAGAATAAAATATACTGGAAAAATGTTAGAGTTTATCAAGAGAATAACACAATAAATTTTTGATAAAGACATTACTATAAAAATAGCTTTTTGCTAGTACTATAGATCAAGAGTTCAATTTTCATAGGAGTAACATGGCCCGTTTAAGAACAGAAACCGCACCAGAAATTACAGTTAATGATGAGTCCGTTGTATTTAAGGCAGCGTCTGGTGCTACCGCACCACTAATCGAATTTAAAAACTCTGCCGGCACTGTTGTCGGAAATATAGCAGCCAATGGTGTAATGAATGTTACATCTGTCATTGCCTCAAATGCTGGAAGCGGATCAACAGCTCTTGCTACAAGGGGCTACGTAGACAATTTGTTTGCTGGAGTTAGTTGGCACAATCCCGTGGCATTGGCTACAACTGTCGCCCTTCCATCATGTACATATAATAATGGAACTGCAGGTGTTGGAGCTACATTAACTGCAGCAGCAAATGGTGAACTTATTATAGACTTAGCAACTACCGAAGCTGGCTATTCTATACTAGTAAAAAATCAAGCTAATGCAACACAAAATGGTATTTATACAATAACTACCGCGGGTGCTGCTGGCACACCATTTGTTTTAACAAGAAGAGTAGATTCGGATAATAGCCCTGCAGGTGAAGTCGCAGAAGGCGACGCGGTATTTGTAACAGGCGGATCTGCCAACATAAATAGTGGTTTTATCTTAACTGGAACTGCATCTGGAGAAAATAATTCTATAGTTTTAGGCACTGATAATTTATCATACGCACAATTTACTGGCACCGGTGCATTTACGGCTGGCAGTGGATTGGTAGTAACCAATAGTACAGTAAATGTTATGTCAGCAAGTAACAGTAGAATAGTAGTAAACGCTGACAATATTGATTTAGCTGAAGTAGCTCAATCAAATAATTCAGCCAACGCAACTACAACATTTCTTACTGGTTTATCGATAGACTCGTATGGTAGAGTTACCTCGACTACAACTGCGAATGTAAGCTTTACTGGTTATGCAACTTCGGTTAGCCCAACCTTAACTGGAGCGCCATTAGCTCCAACAGCAGCTACAAATACAGATAATACTCAAATTGCAACAACTGAGTTTGTAATTAACCAAATAGAGAACGACGCTGTTTCTAAAGCACTTGCTAACGCAAAGGGCGATATATTTACCGCTACAGCAGACAACACGCCATCTGTTTTAAGCGTAGGAACAAATGGCTACTTCTTAAGAGCTAATAGCGGTGCTACTAATGGCATTGACTGGGGAGTCCCAACATCGGCAATTGATGATATTACCGATGTAACAATTACATCTGTTGCTTCGGGTCAGTTCCTTAAGTATAACGGTTCTGCTTGGGTAAACGATGCCGTTGATCTCGGCACTGATACAACTGGTAACTACATGGTTAATGTGGCTTCTGGAACAGGTATATCTGTTGCGCATACTCAATCAGAAGGTTCAACAGCTACAGTATCATTAGATGCTACAATAGACAATTTGTCAGATGTTACAATAACATCTGCAGTTTCTAACCAGGTTCTTTTGTACAATGGTTCAGCCTGGGTTAACACATCCAACCCAACAGTGGCAGGTAATCTTACTGTTACTGGCAACCTAACGGTTAGCGGAACAACCACAACTGTTAACTCTGAAACTTTAACAATCAATGATAATTTGATTGTATTAAATAACAATGAAGCTGGAACTCCATCCGAAAATGCTGGAGTTGAAATTGAACGTGGTACTTCAACAAACGTTCAATTACGCTGGAATGAAACCACAGACTGTTGGGAGTTCACTAATGATGGCACTAACTATCAAAGAATATTTACCGACACAGTCACTAACGCTCAAGTAGCTAGTTATACCTTAGTCTTAGCAGATAGCGGTAAGATGGTTGAAATGAACAACGCTTCTGCAAACACTTTGACAATACCACCAAACTCTTCAGTGGCTCTTCCTGTTGGAACTACTATTACAGTGCTCCAAACAGGAGCTGGACAGTGCACGCTAACAGCTGGTGCTGGAGTTACAGTCAACGCAACTCCAGGTCTTAAGTTGCGTGCTCAGTGGTCATCTGCTACAATTATCAAAAGAGCTACCGATACATGGGTGGCATTAGGAGACTTGGCATCATAATATGGCTGAAAATTCAGGTAAAAAACAAAATAGAAAAAAAGCTAAACCCACAATTGCAGAAGGCACAGCAAAGGCTACAGCTAATACAACTATAACTTCTGCTGGTTTTACTGTTGGATCAGTAACAACAACCCCAACACAAAATTCAGGCTTAAATGATGTTGTAACTCCAGCGATTACCGACACAACTGTAACTCCTTTGGGAACGGCAATTAATTATACTGTAGGAGCTTTCTCTCCTCCAGCTTTCTTTGCTCCACCAGGGTTCTTCGGCCCACCGAGCTTCTTTTCTCCTCCAGGGTTCTTTGGTCCTCCAGGGTTCTTTTCTCCTCCAGGGTTCTTTGCTCCTCCAGGGTTCTTTGCCCCTCCAGGATTTTTTGGTCCCCCAGGATTCTTTTCTCCTCCAGCTTTTAAATAATCTTATTAAAAAGATTTAACGGCGTAGAAAGCCGGGATAACCCACCTAACTCCGGATAGTACTGGAGTTACTCCATGTATGTAATTTACATCTCCAGGATGTGATACTGCCATTCCCGCTACCGGCTTTAACTTCTTGCTGTGTTGGGTATAGAATAATTCTCCCCCGATATAGTCATCATTAATATAAAATAATGAATTAATGTCATAATCTGGAAAAGCATTGGGTCTTCCATCTTGGAGCTGTTTGTCGGCGTGTGCTATCTGAAAATCTCCAGGTCGCCAACAAACGATGACTGGTGGTCTTTTTTCAACAATACAATTATAATTGCTGTTTATACTTTCAGTCATTTTATCAATATAAAAATCAATTAGATCATAGATATTTCTATCTAATTTTTTTACAATATAAGAACTACAGGTCCTATTTAACCAAACATCGGCACCATATTTAATAGTTCCATCTTCATGATATTCACTCTCTCTTGAGTTGTCCCATTCATCTATTTTTTTTACAAAATTTTGTAAAGATAACAAATCTTTTTTATCAATAAAATTTTCTATAATTTTAATATTATCGGTAGAATTTCCAAATGTTCCAGGAAGAACTTTCCAGGGTTTTTCTTCTGTTATTTCTTCATTAAACATAATTAGCTCTCCAAAAATTGTGGTATAATGGGCTTTGCTTTTAATAAATTATATCACACATTTATCAGAAATAGGTAATTATGAATCCACAATATGTTTTTGACCCAAGACTAGGAGTTATAGTCTACAGAGGAGCCATCCCCGATGCAGAAAGCCTAATAGATAAACTCGAGACTGCATTAGAAAAATCTACTAATGATAGATTTAAATGGGACTTGGGAACAACTGGTGATTTAAATAAAAACAAAAGTTATAGAAATTGTAGTGATTTTAAAATACATCCAGATAATACCGTTTGGGAAGATGTTCCAGAACAAAAAGAAATCAAAGAGATTTGCGATTCAGTAAAAGCACCACTTCTTGACTGTCTTTATGATTATGAGGTAAGACACGGAATAAAAATGGATTTTATGGAAAGTTTTAATTTTGTTAAATATGTTTCAGGAGAACACTTCTCTGCTCATGCAGATCATGGTTATAGTTACAATTGTACCGTGTCATCTGTGGCTTATTTGAATGATAATTATGATGGTGGAGAATTGGTTTTTGATACACTTAGATTTAAAATAAAACCAAAAGTCGGAGACATAATATTATTCCCCTCAACATATATCTATGCACATAGTTCGGTGCCAGTTATATCTGGCACAAAATATTCTGTTGTTACAATGTTTGATTATAACGAGAGAACCCATAAAGGATTCCAATATGGGCATAACCTAGATGGATCCCCAGCGGATCCAGACGCTGGTCGAGGTCCGAGATTTCATGGTAGAATGCCAGGGCCAATAAAGAATTTAGATCCAGATTACATATTTTCAGGTATTTAATATGACAAAAGTAATATTATCTAGAACTCATAATAATTCAGTTGAAATAAGGCAGTCGCGCCTTAAAAGAGATTGGATGGATAACACCCATAACAAACACGCATATCAATGCACTCCGGTAACTACAGCAAATGTTAGCGGCTGGGAAATGATACTACCAGAAGAGCTGGTAGTTATTTGGGATGGTGGACCAAGTCCAGCAAGAATAATTAGTGGTGGAGTTCATAATGGCTTTCATTTTGCTCATTCAAATATACATGGAATGATATCAATTGCAACTGGTTGGGCAATAAACACAGAAGAAGGCTATAGTCTGTGGACAACCGGTTCGCCAAATTACTATATAGACGGTGCGTCACCGATGACTGCGAGTATACCAAGTAGCTGGTGGCCAGATGAGGTTCAAACAAATTGGGTAATTCATAAAATAAATGAACCTGTTGTATTCCCTAAGGGAAGTCCATTTTTATTTTTTAATATCTATCCAACAGACTTACTGCCGAGTGTTGAGTTTGAAGTGATAAATAGATGGGACAACAAAGAATTAGAAGAATCAAGAAGAAAATATAATGATCTCAAAATGCAAAATTCAAAAGATAAACCATGGACATGGGTAAAGGGAATAAAAACTGGCTTAGATGCAGATGGTAATAAAATTGGACCAGGACTTAAGGGAATGTTAAAACTAGCAGAATTAGACGATAAACCAGGAGAAAATAATGACAATGAATTACGTTGATGTAGAGCCAAAGCATCTTGGTGGTGGAGTCGTTCTTTTTGAAAACACCGCCACAATAGACTGGGATTGGATGTATGGTTTTTGCGAAAGAAGTATAGAGCAAGAAAAAGCAGAAATGTATTCACTTACTATTCACCCAAATACGGGAGAACAAGTTTACGTAAATAATAGTGGATATTTTTTTCCGATTGAGCAAATTGAGCAAATGCCATATAGGGCAACAAGAATTCATAGAGATAAAGAACTGCACGCAATAAAAACCTTGGCTTTTATTGATGAAGTTAAATATAAATGCTTATTAAAGTATATAGAAATATTTCCATTGGTATACAAATGTGTTTGGTGGCAGAGCAGAGGTCATATAACTCAATATAAATCTAATGTTTATATGGGCCCACATGCAGATATACAAACAGATTATATGTATGGCCTTCCACATCCAAGCCAGCAGCTAGCCATGAAAAATGTAGTTGGAACAATATTCTATATAAATGATAATGTTGAATCAGACGCCGAACTTAACGGTAAAAACTTTACAGGAGGGTCTCATTTTTTTCCTTATTTAGACATAGACTATTCTCCTAAAAAGGGAGATGTATTAATGTTTCCTAGCGATTATATGGCAGCACATCAGATAAGACCAACAGGCAACGGAGTAAGATACGCCTATCTTGGTTGGTATTGTCATGGTAGTCCAAATAAAGAACTAAATGAACACGTTCTTGATCCGCTAAAAGATCCAGCAAATTCTACAATGGAGGTAAATCTTTATCTTCCATTTCTTAGACAAGACTACCTAAAACAGATTGAAGGAAAAGGATACAAAGAAGATTCACTACAATATCTTGTAGCGCTAAATATGGAGCAGTACTAATGGCCACTCTTGGGCAAGAAGAGCTTAATTTGATTAAGCAGAAAACCAGTGTTTATTTAACAAAATCTATTTATAAACTATGTCTTCTTCTTGGGAAAGATATGGAAAAAGCAATGGCATCAAATTCACTAAGTGATCTTTTGGGTACAGAAGAAAAATCTCAAATGCAAATAGATTCAATAACATCTCTTTATAACCAAATTGTAGCTCTTAAAAAGATAAGTTAGCATGGAACCCAAAAAGGTTAGTGAAGAACTTATACATGAATTTACAGAAAAAATGGATGATTTTACTCCATCATACTCGGATGAAGATGAAAATATAATTATGGAAAATGGTGGCACGACTAGGGAATACGTGCTGACAAGTGATTTTGCAGAAATGAACAGATATATAATTTTACCTCTATCTCCAAAAATAGAAGATTTAACATGAGATATAATCCAATAAAAGACTTAGAGTATATAGATAAGCAAATCTCTTTTTACTTATATTGCATTAGTTTAGATGGATCAAATATAGATTTATATACTATAGACGAAATCATATCTGCTGCCAGGCTATTAACAATAGCCCCAATAGACGATGTTGAATCTGGCAAGATAAATATAGGTCAAGACCCATGTTATCTATATTTAAAGAATCAACGAATCTCTTTAATAGGAAACATAAGAAGACTTTGGCATATGCGACAACTAGCGATTGGAGCTATTAAAGATGATGTATGAAAAAGATTATTTTGATAATTTAGTAAACTTAATAAAATATACAGATATAGAATCAGTCGAAGAATCAATACAAAAAAGTAAAAATGTAAAACAATATTTAGACACCCTAGATCTAGACAAAAGAAAAATAGCAGCGGGGATGGATTTTCTCATTTGGTATTTTGATGTATTTAGCCAAGAAAGTCATTTTTGGAATACTAATCAAGCTTATTATTATGCGGCAAATACTCATGAATTTGGATTTTTAACAGCCAATCCAAAAACCTGTTTGATGACATTGCCTGCGTTCAATACAGGTTTATTAAGACTAATGCATAAAAAATGTAAACTAACATTATTAAATAATTACCAATTAAATTTATTTGAAAGAATAATAAAAAAAGATAATGAAAATTGGAATTATAATATTCTTTCAATGCAAGAAGTAGAGCTCGGAACAAAAGAAACATATGATTTTATATGCATGAGTGTGCACGACGTGCTCCATGATCCCGATAGTATTGTTGGATTCTTTAATATGTTAAATAAAAATGGAACTATGATGATACTTTACACTGGTACCGATTCCCTGTATAAAGATGAATCTGTTTTTACAGACTTTCACGAAGTTCACGAAAAACTTAAAAATACAGAAAATTCATGCGTATATCATAATCCAACAGGTGCTGCTGTTACATATGCGGTCAAACTGTAGTACTATATAAATTATGATTATTTTAGATGATTTTATAAAAGATCCAATATTATTGGATGAAATTAAATATACTAAAGACTTCTTCCCAGAGTCAATGGGCGATGAAGAGCGCATCGCAACAGTTTTAAACGGATATCATGATGAGCTGTGCGACTGCTTTGCCCCGTATATGTTTTGGGATGGCTGGCATAAATCTGAGGCAAATACGCCAAGAAAAAGACTAATTAGGGCAGTTTGGGAAAACAATCTTCCTTTTCCGATTGAGGAATTATGTGGATTTGAGTATTGGACTAGAACTTTTAAGCCAGGACAATTCTTAGATGTTCATGTAGACGAAGATACTTTTTTATATGCCGACACTAAAGTATTTAGGGGCCCAAGAATCGGCTGCGTATATTATCCAGAAACAAACGATGTTGTTGGTGGTTTTTTAGAACTTCATCCAACAGCTATATCCGAAGATTCTGAAAATGCTCTTGAAAAAGAAAACATGAATCCCTTGGTAGTCCCCATAGAACTTAGGGAAAGAATCGCCTGCATGCCAAATAGATTAATAATATTCGACGCAGGTCATGTTATACACAATACAACTCCACCCATATCAGGAGTTAGAAGGGTTGTTGTGATTAACGTCTGGCACAAGGATAGCCCACCTTCAGCTTTATCATCTGGAAAATTTTATTATGAATAACTTAATTAAAAAAGATGTTCCTACAATAAGTATATTTACTGACTTCCTTGCAAAAGACCATTGGGAAATCATAGACAAATATTGCAAACAAAATAAAGATAACTTTGAATTTGTTGGGTATGGATCACCAGTTAGATGGAAGGAATATACTCATTCAAAAAATCCAAACTTAAAATTTAAACGTTCATTTTTAATGACAGAAGAAGAATATTCTTTGTTAACCAAAGGTGAAATAGAAGAACCTTATCCTAACGATACTAAACACGGTGATAATTATAAGATGTATATGGATATACCTACGCATGGCTTGATACACGAAACTTTAACTCGCATGCTTGAGCAAACTGAACAAGTAATTCTAAATACATATGGCTATAAAACGTTTAGAGAAAGTGGTCCATGGTTAACACATTCCTCGGTTGGCGATCATATGAAGTTGCATTGCGATGGAACCTTTATAGCTAATAGGAACGCATCAACTGATTTTTCTTCGGTTTATTATGTAAACGATGATTACGAGGGTGGAAATTTTAACATGCCAGTAATGGGTTTTAACTTTAAGCCACTAGCCAATTCTCTTGTTATATGGTCTAATTCAGGCCACGAAGATATGGCGCACGAGGTTCTTCCGGTTACGAACGGAGACAGATTTGTATCTCAAGGATTTTTTTCAATAATTTAAAGGATAAATAAAGTATGAAAAAAGTTTATACTCCGATGATAACTATATTCACCGATTTTCTCTTAGAAGAAGAAAGAGAAACTGTACACAAACACTGCATAGAAAACAAAGATAATTTTGAGTTCGTTGGATATGGTGGACCGATAAGATGGAAAGAATATACCCATACAAAAAATTCAGATGTAAAATTTAAACGTTCATTTTTAATGTCAGAAGAAGAATATATTCTATTCAATAGTGGCCAAATAGATGAACCATATCCAGAAGATACTAGACATGGTGATAACTATAAGATATCAATGGCAGTACCAAGTTACGGTCAAGTTTATGATATTCTTGAAAGCATACAACAAAAAACTGAAGAAATAATTTTTGATATATGGGGCGATAAAATATACAGAGAAACCGAACCATGGCTAGCCCATGCTGCGACAGGTAGTTACATGAAACTTCATTGTGATGGAACCATCCTGCCTGAAAAAAATGCAGGAACTGATTTTTCTTCAGTTTATTATATTAATGATGATTATGAGGGCGGTAACTTCAACATGCCGATGACAGGTTTTAACTTTAAACCAAAAGCAAATTCTCTTTTGATATGGTCTGATGTTGGAATCGAAGACGCCGCTCACGAAGTACTGCCTGTTACAAGTGGGGATCGATTTGTATCTCAAGGATTTTTTTCAAAAAATAAAGAGCTAGCAAATAGGTGGCCAAAAGAAAGAAAATTTTTAAACAAAGTAAATAATGTAGAATCAGAACATTAATAATACATAAGATAATATGATATAATGTTCTTACAAAGAATATATTTTTAAAAAAGGTTAATTTTAATTATGGCAAGTTATGCGCTTTTAAATAAAATGAATGTTGTTATATTGGTTTTAGAAAATTTTGAAGAAAACACAGAAGACGGTGATGCAACAACAATTCTAGGCTCAATTGAAAAATGGGAAGAGCATTATACGAAACAATTAAATCATCCAAATGTACATTTTAAAAGATGCCATGATTACGACAACAACATCCGCGGAAAGTACCCACAAGTAGGAGATGTTTTTAATCAAGAATATAATGTCTTTACTAGTCAGCCACCTTGGCTTTGGTAAAGAAAATACTGTATACTGTAATTGTTTAGGAAAAAAGTATAAAGGAAAAAATGGAACTAGGACAATACGACAAAATAAAAGCAAAGAATGAAGCTAGAATGTTTTTAGCTAAATCTATAGACGTGTTAAGTTCACTTTTAAATATAGATTATACAAGTTTAAACGAAAATTCTAAAAATCCATTCGAGGAACACACCCCTCAGCATCAAGCGTTTGCTTGTCTAATTGAAGAAATAATTTCTTATAGAAAGTTAGATCAGTAATGAGTAGCATTGGCGAAACAAATGAATTTAATAATGAATTAGATTTGTCGCAAAGAAAAGGCGAATCTATAACAGACCTTCCAGATTGGGATAATGAAATAATGGAATGGGATTCTTCTACTGGTGTTTATTATGTGGCCGGCAAACCAGTGAGCATGTGTCAGGGTGTTGCAATGTATAAAGAAGAAACAGATGACAAAGACAAAGGATAAATATAATTCATTAGAAGATTTAGAAATAAATTCTCAACATCTAGCATCGTTTCTATATATACTCGGAATAGATGAAGATAAATTTAATGATTTTTCAATAGATGAGTCCATAAATCTAATTAGATCTAGGTATGTTTATAAACATAGCAACCCCGATTATAACATCGCAGCACAAGAGTATATAAAAAAACAAAATATTGTTTTATGTAGAGGTGTAAGAAGATGTTGGTTTGGCATACAGTATGCACTTTATGAGGTAAAAAATGACAAACAATAAAAGATATGAAACTAAAAAATGTTTTGATTTTACCAATTGGGCATATGATTGGAAAGAATATACAACTCAGGCATCAAAAGATGATGGTCTACAATCAGTAGCCATTGCTGATTACTTGTGGAACACCATTAAAGTAGACAAAAGAAATATAGCTACCGGTGGTGCAAGTGATTATGAATTTGTTATTCATTATCCAAGACCAAATTTAGCTGATTCCTATGGGCAATCTCAATGGATGCCGATACTAGTAACTCAGCTTTTGGCGGACGTATGTAAGCCAAAACATATATTAGGTATATCTGGTGGATTGGACACCTATAAGTTAAAGCCATTTCAAGATATTTATGGTTCTAAAATATATATGTTGAATAATAAAAAAACATCTCTGTATAAAAAATTTCAAGAAAAGTATGCCCCTATAGAGCATGAAGTCGTTAGTCATCAAGATTTAGAAAAAGATAACTGCAATGCATACATGTTTGATATGATGATAGGATGGTCGCAAGAAATGGAAAACCCATTTGTTGGTCCAGATTTTTATCTAGATAGATTAAATACTAATGGGATTTTAATTATACAAAATTCTTCGGACAGCATATTTTTATACCAAAATGACACTGTTGCTTCCCCTACAGCTTCATATCATGAAGAAATAAAATTAAGAAAAGACTGCAGAATGTATCACATTCCACTTTTTTTTGGACTAACGATAGTAGTTAAGCAATAAATTATGAGTAAAAAAATTAACTTAATATCTCTTGATGTTCACACCTGCGCAATTAGTGGAATAGATAATGAGTTAGTGCAAAAAGAAATAGAAGAATTTTCTGGCAAAATTCCGGACATTAAAGATCCTTATCCAGCACATACTTTCTATGAAGACAGATATTATCCATTTGAAAAACCAGAATGCGCTAAACTTTTATCAAAAATAACTGAAACAGTAAACGGTATTCTTGGCAAAGAAATGGTTATGGATTCTGCTTGGACTCTCACGCTTGAACGCGGGCAATCTGTTGTGGGTCATACCCATAAAGTTAATACCCAATTATATCCATTGGATTATTACTCAATATCCTATTATGTTAACGCCCCAGTCGGAAGCGCAGAGCTAATATTTATTACACCATATTGCAATACTATGGAAAGCACAACAAGCATAAAACCGGAAACGGGGATGTTAACATTATTTAATTCATTCATATATCATATGACAAATCGTCATTATAGTGATGAAAAAAGAATAGTTATTAGCGCTAACTTTAGACCGTTAAAAGAAAATTTAAATATAAATCCAGATTGGTCAGAATATAAAATACCTTAAAATAATAATTAATTTTTACACTTGGTTTACAGATAAAATTATACTACTATATAATTTGTCTATATATTACATAGGATATTCAAGGAGAATAAGGTGATTACGCAAGAAACCTATAAAGAATTTATTGGTAACATTAATATTAGTGATATGGATCCAATATTAAATGCACCTGAAGTAGACTTTAACGCAGTTGACCATGTGGTCAAAACAAATTTTGATGCACTGCTGACCTGGGATTATTCTCTTGTCCACACTCAATTAAGAAAGCTTTATGAGAAGGCTAAAAACAACCAGTGGAATGGCGAAACAGCTTTAGACTGGTCTATACCGGTAGATCAAGAAAAGACCCTACTGGAAGACTATGCAAGATTTGGTACTAGTAGAGACTTGTCGGTCTATGAAGGTAGCCCAATTGAAAAATGGGGTAGAAAAGAATGGATTGAATTTGGTCTTGAAAGTAGAAAGTGGTTAATTTCTCAGTTTATCCATGGAGAGCAGGCAGCATTGTTGTGCGCCTCTAAGCAGGTGATGACTTGTCCATGGTATGATGGAAAACTATATGCGGCTACTCAAGTTGTCGACGAAGCTCGTCACGTAGAAGTATTTGCAAAGTATGCAAATACAAAGCTTGGTGGTACTCTACCTTTTAACTGGCACATACAGAGCCTTGTAGATGATACAATTTCTGATAACCGTTGGGATATAACATATCTCGGCATGCAGATCATGGTTGAGGGTTTGGGTCTTGGATCAATGGCGTATTTGCGCGAACTAACAAAAGAGCCACTACTAAAGCAGCTCCTTAGAAATGTAATGACAGATGAGTCTAGACACATTTCTTTTGGCGTAATCACACTGAAGGAAGTGTATGCCCAAATGACAGACGCTGAAATCATGGAGCGTCAGGAATTTGCTTATGAGGCCAGCATTAAGGTCGGAGAAAGAGTGCTTCAACAAGAGGTGTATGAGAAAATGGGAGTCAAAACAAAAGACATAGCTCCATTTCTGCTTAACGATCCAGCACAAGCTTGGATTAGAAAAATGCTAGCTGCCAAAATTATTCCCAATGTAAGCAAACTGGGGCTGCTTGATAGAAATGGTGCTTGGCTGCGTAAAAAGTTTGAAGAAGCTGGAACGATAGAATTTGAGCATCTTGGCGAATCTGACGAAGAATTTGCGGCTTGGGTTCATACTTTCTAAATGTGAAAACTCCAGACGACTTTAATGTAAAAAGCGTATACAGTTATAAATCATCTGAAGATTTAAAGAGATACTATAATGATTGGGCAATGGGATACGATAAATATGCTCAAGACGTTAATTACATACTAGCAGATCATATAGCTAAAGTATCATCTACTGTAATCCCAGATAATATAGTTAGCGTCTTAGATATAGGCTGTGGAACTGGCATTGTTGGCGAAAGCCTATCTAACTATAGACCCCAGTGCCTGATAGATGGAGTAGACATCTCAATTGAGATGATTAACCTAGCTAAATCAAAAAAAAGAGCAGATAAATTACCATGTTATTATACTCTTTATTGCGAAGATTTTACCCAAAAAAGTAAATTAATAGAAAAAAAATATGATTTTATAGTTAGCGCTGGCACATTTACACTTGGTCATCTTGGCGTTAAAGAGCTAATTGAAAGTATGGATTATTTAAAAAATAAAGGAAAAGCAATCTTTAGTATTAAAGCCGATCATTATGAAAATGATAATTTTTATATGGCATTACAAATCTGCCTTGGCAAAAATATAATAAATAATTTAAAAATTGATGAAATTAATACCTATAATTCTGACTTTGATGCCGCAAGTAAAATCGTTGTCTTTACAAAGTCTTAAGATATATAGTGTTTTATGCCAAAAATGATCAAGTCCTTTGTCAATACAACAATTTTTGTAGAGCAATAAGTTAAATTCGTTACTATAACAGCTAGTTTAACCCGGGAGAACTATGCTATATAATGCTAATTTAAGCTACAATAACCCGAATTATTTATATAATGGAACATTAATAATTAAGGCGCAAAGCCTTATCGATCCAATAATATTAAATAATATAACAATATTATATTCTTTAAATGAAGATTATTCGAACTACACGACAATAGCCGTATTGAGCATGGATACAAGCCCAAGTGGAATTTTAACCCTTGAAGTATTAGATAAAGACGTGTCCGCGATATTATCAGCTCAAGTAATATCTATTGGTACACCAGGAGAAGTATCCATAGTTAGCTAAAATAGGCTACTATAATTAAAAAATGCAAGTTTTATTGGAGAAAAAATGACTACTAGCAGCGTACTCGTTAATGATACTGTAAGAATAAAAGTTAAATTTATTGACATTAACGCATCTACTGGAGAACAAATTTTAGTTAGCCCTTTGTCTGTAGTTGTTACAATAACAAAAGCTGATGGAACTGTCATAGTCTCCGCCGCTCCAACGGCATTAACAAGTTCCGAATATTATTATGATTTTACCCCTACAACAGCTGATACATACAAAATTAAATTTGTTGGCAGTATGTCTAACGGCACGCAAATTACAGTCAATCAACAACTTTACGTAAGCACTTCTAGTGACGAATATAAGCCAACAATAACTCTCAAAGCAGAGGAAATAATGACTTTTGCTCCAGACGTTACTCCATTATATCTTAGTCCAGAAGAAATACTCCCATTATTTCCGGAAGCATCTTTAATAGAAATAGGAGAGTTAATTCATTTTCATTCCTTAGAGGTAGAAAGTATTTACGGCATAAAATCTACGTATCAAGCTGATAAATTAGCCTATGCTGCAATTGAATACATTAAGGCAGCTGTCGCCTGTGATCTCAGCAGAATGTACAATTATGGTGGAGACGACGATGTTTCAGTAACATTAGCTGACTTAACTGTAACTGCAAGAAACTTTCCAAGAACCCTTACGTCTAGAGGCAATGCTGTTACCTGGTGCCAAATCGCAACAGCACTTAGGCAGGAAATGTTAGCAATGAAAACTGGCCCAAGGGGCATTCAACCAAAGGGTCTTCCTTCTTCTGAAATATCAAATCCAGGAAGATTTACTGACCCAGATACACACAGGGATGTGTGGCTTACAGACAGAGATCTTTATGGGGCAAGTAGGAGATCGGCACTAAAAACTGATCCAATGCCGGACAGAGGCATACGCGGATATGATTAATCTTGAAAGATCTTTTAAAAAAATATTAAAAGAATGGGGCCACGACGTCTACATACAAAGGATAATGCCCAATAATAACTACAGAGACACTCTAGAAAGAGTAACTACAAGAAATGTTTTCTCATCTGGAATAACCAATGCCAAAAGTGCACAAGAACAAATTGAAGGAATTGCTGTTAATTCAGAAGTGGTGTATTATTTTGAAGCAGAGATTAACCCGCAAGAGGGCGATAGAATATACGAATCACTACCGAATGCATTTAGTAAGCAAACAATCTACTTGATAGACACGTGCTCTCCAAGGCGTGGTAAAAATGGTAAAATTATATTCTGGGTAGTTGGTGCAACAAAAGAAAAACAGGTTTAATGTGTTAGTTGTAAAAAAAAATCAAAAACTAAAAATTAAATTTTTGTTTGTAGATTCGGGTGAAGTATATGATCCAACTTTATTGGCCACCCCATTAGATGTAACAGTTTCTGTTGTAAGGGGAGACAATAGGTTTTCTGCAATAATTAGAAATCCAATTTCTTACCTATACACAAATGCAACTCCAGATGCTAATGCCTATATAGAAAGAACTGTAAATTCTGAATTTATATTTAATTATACAGTTCCACAGGGGATGTATCCCGGAATGTATACAGCAGTTGCAAAAGCTATTAATGGTAATTCTGAAATCATAATAGAATCTAAATTTGAAGTAAAAGAAGAAGCATACGAACCACTGCCAACAGTCCCAATGGGAAACAAATCGAGTGTAGTCACATATAAACCTTCGTATGAGGATATAAATTTTTCAAATATGCAATCACTCTTGCTCGTCGGCCATGCAGATGGTCTTGAGTTAAATAGTCCGATAAAAATAAGATCGGTTCAACATGCAGTTGAGCTATTAAATGCAGATATGAATAGCCCTCTTCTAAGAGGAGTGTTCGATGCATATGATGCTGGGGCTAAAAATATATTTATTTGTGCTTCTGCTCCAATGTCAGAATATGTAGATGATATAGATAAAAGACTAATATCTTCAACATATATTGATTATGAATCCGCAACACCAACAAGTAAGACTTTTTATGAAAGATATCACGAAAGGTTATCAGTAACTTATTCGGTGTTGAGTGTTCTTGATTTTATTGATGTTATAGTCCCATTAGAAGTTTCCATAATTAAAACTGGTGGAATAGATTTTGTTTCACAGTTAGCAATGTACTGTGATTCGTTCCATAATGAAACTGGATATGTTCAAATTGGTGTTATTGGATCAAGAACAAATGGAATAACTTCTGAAGATATAGATGAAATTGAAGACAACGAAAGTTTGTCCAATAAGTTTACGACGTATAATATTTCTGGAAATATTGTATCTGATTTTGGTAGATATGTTGTTCCAATTTATGGAGAAGCTTTATTCTCTCACGCACAACTAGACACAACATATATCAACTCCGTATCTGCTGCGGTGGCTGGATTGATTGTTTCTAATCCATTAAATTTTGGTTTAGTTAGAAAAAGAATACCTGGAGCAATGTCTGTATATGGAACAAATTTAAATTCATTAGAAATGAATAGGCTAGATGCCATAGGAATAAATACAATATATAGAAGCAATAAGGCAAGAAGAGCGCAACCTTTTCAGGTATACTTAACAAATGATTATACAATGGCTAATATAAATTCAATTTTTTCAAAACTACCACAAATGAGATTAGCTTCTTATTTGTCAAGTTCGGTAAAAGGTTTTGGTTATGATTCCATAGGTAAATTTGGTTACGATAAAGTAATTAACAATACAACACAACTTCTTAAAGGACTAAAGAAAGATAAGGTAATAGTTGACTTTGAATTCAATGCAAAGCCATCAAGTTCGGAACCTGGCGTAATTTTATTGTACATAAATATAGTTTCTTCATTGGGTTTAAAGAAAATAAATCTATCATTGGCAGCAGGGCCGGGAGCATAACATGGCACAAAACACAGTAGGTTGGCCAAAATTTGGCCAAACAGATTCATATACAAAATTAAGATTTGCCGAACCACTTCAATCAGAAGGGAACCTTTCTTATTTAGAATTTATTTCTACAGTTAAATCTTTATGGGAACAATCTTTTCCAAATTTTCCGATTAAATCCTCTTCTCCATCAGACCCGTCTTTTACCTGGTTCAACCCAAACTATTTGGACTCCTCTACTGGCCAGACAACAGGAAGAATGGAAGATACACCAGCAATTATAACTTATTCTTTAGAATTAAGAAAAGCACATTCTGTTGAGCCAAAGCCAAGAATGAGACAAATAACCAGCGGGAATATGTATATTTATGGGCAAAGATTTCAAAATGTTATAGCCTTTCATGCGCTTGCTCCCGCTGGAAATAGATCAGGATCAAACCAAAATGAAAGAATTGATGATCAAGACAACGCCTATTTGGTCGAATCTTTAATTGAAACTTTTGAAGATTTTATGATGGAATTTACTCCTATCTTTAAAAGAATAGGAGCTTCAGAATTAATTTATTCAAGAAGATTAGCCGACTCAGAAGTCAATAGGGAGTCTAAAGATATTCACAAAAGAACGGTAACCTACATGCTCACTACGGAAAAAACATTTGCCGCAAGAGCTGAAACCATTGAAAAAATTGCAATTGACTTAAGAACTGCTATGGCTTATGAATCTGAACTATTAGTTGAGGCTACTCCAAACTATGAAAATATAAGCATTAATATTATTGATTTAGAAAAAAGTGCTACACCTGGATTTAATTAACTATATAAAATCATGATATAAAATAGGTTGTTGAGTTATTTTTATAACTTATCTGTTACTATAAAAGAAGAATTAATGCCCCATAATTTAGTCGGAGGTTTAAAGATAATATGGCTATTCCTGGAGTAACCACCATAATTAGAGATCGCTTCTACAGTGTATCGCGCACAAACACACCATCAGGTCCTAGAATTGTTGCAATAGCAAAAAGAAGCACCGCAGATAATACCGGAAATGTTAGCGATCTTGATATCGTTCAAGCAACAACAGAAGCTGATGTAATTACAGCTTTTGGTGAGGGGTCAGACCTTCATAAAGCATTTTTGGAATTAATTTCAGCAGGTGCCGAAAGAATCTATATGGTTCCACTTCCAAGTTCAACTTCGTTTGATCACACAAATGGATATATAACTGCGACTGGATATACACAAGATGCAATGCTCGACGCTGCCTACGCTGCAGCTGAAACCATTCAGCCTGATATTATCGTTCCTTGGGGCAGGGGCGGCAATTCAGATGATTGGGAAGATCCAGCAACACCTAACGACACAGAATATGGTTTTCACGCAGATAACTCCACAGTATATGGAAATAGCTGGGCATACAAGGCTGCTGTTAGAACTAAGAATATAGCAGAAAATATTAACCCATGTATTTCGATTCTTGGAGTCAAGCCATATGATGTTGGCATCAAAGAAGTTATGACACCAGCATCTGTTGCTTCTCACCTAGGTCTTAGCGGACTGGTAAGTAGGGACGTTGCAAGCCTTAAGGCTTATGGTCCATATGTGTGCGTAATAGCAACAGAAGTAAAACCAGTATCATACGGAACAAGCAGTGGGGATGATTATGGATACGCTAATGGAGCATGCTCAATGGCAGCTGCAATGAGCAAACTGCCATCGTATTCATCTGTTACAGCAAAGCCACTGTACAACGTACAAGCATTACGCTATGCACCAACAAGAACTCAGCAAGAAGCACTCGCCAATAAGGGTGTTAACTCAATAGTTCTTAATTTTAATAAAATTGCAGTATTTGGTGATGGACTCACATTTGCTGCGCTCGGTTCGGATTACTCAAGACTTTCAACAAAGAGAGTTGTAGACGAAGCCGCAACGCTTGTTCGTCAAGCTTGTCAAAAGTTTGTTGGTGAACCATCGACTATCCAAATGAGAACATCAATGGAAACGGCGATTTCATCATCACTTAGGGGAATGCAATTATTAGGTGCCTTGCTGGCAAGTGATTTTAATGTCACATATGTTCCAGCTGAAAACAAGGCGATTGTAGACCTCGTTATAACACCTGCTTTCGAATTAAAATCGATTGAGGTTCAGATAGCCGTTAATATATAATACCGCTTGGAGGGTAAAAAATGGCCGCAGAAACAAACAATACTATAAATAAGTACCTTAATACGTATACAACTTTTTCGGGTGCAGACATTGTAGCCACATTTGGTGGAATTGAAATTGGTGCACTTTCAGGAATTACCTTCTCTGTTACAAGAGAAAAAGCACCTATTTATACAATGGGCTCACCAAATCCACGTTCATTCTCAAGGGGTAAGCGAGGTATTGCTGGTTCATTAATCTTTACCGTATTTGATCGTCCAGCACTTTACACAATGTTGGAAAAAAATTACGCAAACAATAAACCAATGGATTTTTTCACCAGGGCTCATAACACACTACCTGGCGATGCAAACGCACTAGGTAGAGGAATACCGGGATTTGGAGCTGAAGCAGCAAATAACTGGACAAGAGATGTACAGAAAAAAGTTCCTTACTACGCAGACCAAATTCCACCATTTGATATAACAGTTACATTTGTTAACGAATACGGTAATGCCGCAGTAAGATCAATCTATGGTGTAGAACTTCTTAACGAGGGTTCGGGCGCATCAATGGATGACATAGTCATTGAAGAAACAATGACATATGTTGCCAGAGAGCTTGGTCCAATGTATACAATCGCAACTGATGCCCTGCAAAAGACCCAAGGCAATCTTACAGATATTATAAGTGGTAATGCTGTAAAGGGTATGCGAACAGACGTAATTCGTCCATAACTAAATATTAATATTATTTATAGATAGTGCATGGGGGGATTCCTTCATGCACTATTCTATTTGGGAGATATAATGGCAGAAGCCACCAAGACCTATACAATCTCTTCGGTTAACCCAAAAAATGGACATTTTAATTTCGATGATGCATTAAATAATGTATCATTTGCTGGAGCGGATATTGTTGCCACAATGATCTTGCCCCCAATGGGAACCGCCAACACAGCTGGTGACTATCTTGAAATAGGAGATCTTCAAACTGTATCCTATTCAATCCACAGAGAGAATACACCGATAAGAACACTGGGTCATTCGAATGTAAGGGGATTTGTTAAAGGATCTAGAACAATAGCTGGGTCATTAATATTCACAGTGTTTAATGAGTATTCTTGGTATAAAATTAAAGAATATGAAGATTATCTTTCAAGAACAAATGGTTTCTTTGCACCACTAGCAGACATGTTGCCGCCATTTGATATTGTATTTACATTCTTCAACGAATACGGTAATGCCGCTAAAATGAAAATATATGGGGTTACTATAGTTGACGAAGGTCAAACGATGTCGATTGATGATATAATGACCGAACAAACTTATACATTTATGGCTAGAGGCATTCAGCCAATGACTAAAATAATTAATGAAAAAGAAATGATGAAGATGCCAGAAGAAACCGCTCAAAGAGCAGCTCAAAGAAACAGAAACATATTTGGCGATAGCGCAGATGGGGTAAACGTAACTACTCTTTATCAAAATTTTATAGATGAAATTTACACACTCTAGTAGGACTAATGGCTGGCAATAGAAACGATAGATTTGATCCATTATCAAATCAATTAGATTTAATATGGTCTGGTAGTCCAACTCCAGAAAAAAATTCATTTAATACTTATTATGATTATTTCTTTAGCGGAGAAGATATCAAGGTTTATATTGATGGATTATTTTCTGAAGAATACGAATTAGACATTGCAGCTCTATCCTATAATGTAAGGCAAGAAAAACAACCATTATACGGATTTTGGTCCTATAACTTCGACGCAATGATGTATGGAACAAGAATTATAACTGGAGAGTTTTCGGTATATACAAGATATCCAAGAAGGATAACAGATTTAATAGAAGAGGCTGCTAGAGTAAGATCGCAACAACCTGACCCTAGAGAAAATGATTCTTTAGTTAGATCTACACTAAGAAATGTAGATTATGGATCTTCTAGTTCATCGTTAAGAAGTCTTAAGGATGAAAAAAATATTCAAAAATATTGGGCGCAAAGTCAACTAGATAGAATATCTACAGATCCATTTTCTAAAAATGTTGTAGATTCAGGTAAAAATATATTTAGCGCACATCCACCATTTAATTTTATGATACTATACGGAGTTGAAGAAGTTTCAACTACTTCAAAAGATTATTTAAAAGCAGAAGATAAAGTCATAGAATCTAATTTAGATAGAATGATAATCTCTGATACTAATGAAAGACTAATTAAACCAAATACCAACAACCAAGCTAGTCCTATGAAAATAGTTTTACAAGAAGTCCAACTAATGAGCATGACAACCGCTTATGCATCGGGGGGTTCACCATTGGTAGAAAATTATCAGTTTATGGCTAGAGACTATTATTTTAGTGATGTTGATTTAGGTTTTATTAAAAATACGATAACAACTAATAGCTCAGATGAGCCTACTGTTTCTTTGTTCCAAAACGGGGTTGCAACACAAACCGCAACAAACTATAATTCTTCTTCAAGAAATGAAAACCCAAATATCTTTTTATAGATAATTAATACTTAAATTTGTAATATAAAAATATATCATGTATAATGTATCGTGATTCTTTTATCTAAGGAGAAAAAATGACAGGAAGAAAAGTAACAATCAAAGGCAACGCAGAATTAGCAGAACAAATCGGAGCCGATGAAGTAACAGAAGTAACAGTTGAAGGTCCAGCTGGAGAAAATGTAGACACTGAAGTGGTAGTTGAAGAGCCAGTAAGTGTTGAATCCCTTCCTGACGATCAGGAAATATGGGACGGCGGCCCCACCGCTGGAATGATCAAAACATGGAAAGAACAATTTGGCGAAGTATATGTTACGTCAATCACTTTTGATAAGCATATTGTGTGGAGAGTTCTTAATAGACTTGAATATAAAAACCTTGTTAAGAAAATGGAACAACTTGTTCAGGCTGGTCAGTTAACTTCAGCCGAAGCTAATATGTGGAACGAAGAAGCAATTGCCGAACTATGTATTCTTTATCCACAATACGACAAAATAGAGATGAAGGGTATTATGGCTGGTATTCCATCTTTGATTTCCCAAGAGGTATTAGAGGCCTCCGGATTCGTTGCCTTGGAAGTAAGACAGTTGTAATTTTAAAACATGATAGAACCTGAAAAACTTTATGAACTTAAAAAGAAACATGGTTCTATATTCAGTGTTAATCTAAAAGATCAACAGGTTATTTTTAGAGAATTAACATTTGATGAATATGACAAAATTCTTGAATATAAAAATTCTGAAGAAACATCTTCTTTAGATGCAGAAGATTTAATTATTAATTGTGCCGTTGTATATCCTGATAGCTTTTCTGTAGACGCAATCCAGCCTGGATTAATTTCTTCCCTGGCTCAAGAGATAATGGACTTTTCTGGGTTCTTCTCCGCTGGCTTGGCTAAGGGTATATTACAATCTAAAAGAGAAAAAGCCAATGAAGTAAGAAGCTTAATGAAAGCCTTTGTTTTGGCTACTATAACTAGATACTCTCCCGAAGACTTGGATAAGATGACTTTCTCTCAATTGGCAGAAATGGTCGCCCTATCTGAAAAAATTATAGAAATAAAACAAAATATAAATGGAATTGAATCAACCAATATTACTCTTCAGCTAATAGATCCTGAAGAAGAATCCGCAAAACAAAAGCAGTCAGCGGCAAGGCATAATCTTTCCAAGAAAACAGGAGAAGCAGATTACCAAGACCCAATAGCTCAAAAGCTTTGGGGCATGCAATAATAATCAAGGGGAATTAAATTGATTAGAGATCGTGGACCGATTCATAACTTAGGTTATGGTGTTACGTCTAGGGATTTATCTTTCAATGAAGGAGAAACCGAAGGCGTCTCTCCTAATAGCGGTCAATTAACAAAGGCCCTAGATGGTCATCCGGTAATGAGGTTCTTTGCTCATACTGGAGCAACAATAGCAGTTGCTGGCGTAATGTCGGCAATGATGAGAAAAGGTGGGCTAAAGTTAGCCCAAAAACTGCAGGGTTCAACATCTGATTTTGCTACTACTTCAGTTAGAACAATAACTGATATAAGAAGACATTTAGATCAACTGCAGGGTGTAAAAAGATTTGTTGAAGAAGGAGTAGATTCTTATTCAAAACTTGTATTTGAAACTGAAGAAGGATTAACTACTGGCTACAAAGGAGTCAATAGCGAATCTAACAGGCTTTATAATCTAACAAAAGACGAAATAAGACAAGCTCAAAGGGGTCCAACTCACGCCCCGCCAGCATTGTTTACAATGCAAGATGAGATACAAAAAAGATTAATCAGAGCTGGAAGAAGACTTCCCTATGAACTTCCAGCACTATATGTTACCCAAAGAGGATTAACAGATAATTTCTTTGGAAAAAATGAAGATAAGAAAAAAGTCAACTGGTACAACCCAGTAGACGTAGTAACTGATTTTGTTAAAACATCAGTTACAAATTTGGCAACAACTATCTTGCCATTCGAAATACTCGGAACTAGTTCAACCGCTACAAGAAGTTCTTTAATAAACTTTAAGAACTCAATGAGTTCGATAAGAAGCCAAAGCCCAACAAGACAGGCTTTAAGTAGAGGTATTGTAGATCTTTCTGAGGTTTTGTCAGAAGTTGGACACGACGCCGCCAGCATATCAAATAAATTTTTAAAGAAATCATCACAACTAAGTGGTGGATTTAACGCCGCTTCTGAAGCTTTTAAAGAACAACCAAGGTTTGTCCAATCCCTGTACGATGCTAGACATGGTTCCAAAATTGCAGCCGACGCATCCAGGGCAAGAAATTTAAGTCCATCACAAAGAGCACTTGAATCAGTAAGAGCATTTGCATTTGGTCTTAGTACTCCAGCTACAGTCCCCGGAACAAATAGAGCAGTTCAGTATGGAGCATTTGATGCAATACCCGCATTTAGGGGATTAAGCGGTGCAATAAAATCCGGGTATAAAGAATTTAAAATGTCTGGGCAAGCATATGATGCAATCCAGAGTTCAATTAGATATAACGAAATTATATCAGATGCTTCGATGGCAGTTGGGTCAGCGTCTCGCAACGCTTTTGAAAAATCAATACAAAGAATTCAATCTCAACATTCCAGTAGATTAACGCGACTTGCTGGACAAGTATCAATACTTGGTGCTGGTGGTCCATCAGATAAAAACTTCTCTAGATCAGATTTTTTTAGAGGCCAACAAACACATGAATACAAGAATCTTCTTGCACAAAGACTTCAATCTAAAGGAGTATTGGGCGATGATCAAATAGATGATTTTGTAAGTCAGCTAAGAGTCAATACTCCAGGAAGAGGACCTCATAGTACAAACGTAATTTCAATAGGAAGAGCAACAATTGTTGCTGATGAAAGCGACTATTACGATATTGTTCTTAAAAAGTATAAAACTCTCAAACACGGAAAAAGTTTTGAGCAATCCTTAACAGCTGCAGCTGGTGGAACTAGTCCACAAAACTTCTTAAAAGAAATTATTGATGAAACAAATTCTCAATTTTTGAGTAAAGAATTCCAACTAGGAATGAGAAACAAGATTGGAAATCAATGGAATTCTTTTGCCAGAAATGATTTAGTAGATATTGCTGGAACAATTCTTAAACCGCAAAAAGCTGTTTATAACGAATTTGTCGGCCCACTCAGTTCAGCTAAACAACAATTTTTACAAAGAAAAACTGCACAAGTACTTGGTGTAAAATTAAAAAATGATTCCGGGAGAACAGTATCGGATGACATTGTCAAAAGAGGGTTAGCAAATAGAGGTTTTGATCCAAATGATACTGTAGGATTAAGATCTTTTCTCTTAGAGAAGAGGCAGATATCATCTGGATTATTTGGTGGTAATTATAATATTTTTGGGCTAAAGCCACTTCTCATAGATGAAGCTATACAGAAAGATAGATTTAAAGGATTACCTGATTCCCAAAAAAGAATAATATCAGACCTTGCTGGAAGAATGGCAATTAACGATCCAGTTTCTAAATCGATAGGGCTTAGCAGATTAGATGGAGTTTATAAAACTAGATCAGGAAATATACTAGACTTCAGCACAATAAAAAGTACTTTTTCAAACACTGCTTCATTCTTTGCGTCTGAATTTCAAATACCAATTATTAAACTAAATCCAGCTGATCTATTTGGATTTAGATCTTTTATGGATATGGCAAAAAGAGGGCCATTACAATACAGTCCAGGAAGATCTGTACAACCATTTGGTGATCTAGCTTCTTCAAAAGCAGATTTCCATATGTGGCATAGCACTGGTGGATTCCTTGGAACAAAAGGTAAAATCACTAGTTACTCTGTTAACTCAGAATCTGGTGCAACTTTTGGAAAAACTTTAAGAGGAACATACAGACCACTTCCAACTAATAGCACAGAAATGCTCACAAGACATGCTAGATATGCAGCTGGTCTATCTGGTCAAGCCGCTTATGAGGTAACCGGTCAATCTGGTTCTAGATTCTTAGATAGGGTATTAAATAATTCTAACAACAATCAAAGAGCTGTTAAATTCAAGAGTAGAATGGCTGTTGATTCCGAACAACCAAACTCTATATTTGGTCTTTTATCTAGATTCCAAAAAAGAAATGTTGATATAAATAATCCAAAAATATTATCTAAGTTATTAACCGGGGATGAAGTAACCCTTAAGACAGATAGTGTTTCTAAAAAAATTAGATTAAATTCAAATGGTGGTGCAGTTAGCTTCATAGATGAAGCTGGAGCCGCAGTTGGTGGTATTGAAGAAAGACAAATACTGACTGCAATGAATGATTTAAGAAAGAGCACTTTTCAATACGGCTTACCCAAAAAGGTAATGGAGCAATTAGAGACATTTGATAAAACATTGTTTACTTTTGGTCCTACCAATAAGAGTATAGCTAATCTAACTACGCAAAAAGAATTGTTTGATTTTGCAGATGAACTTGAAGGATCTATCCCCCTGCTCAAGGCTCAGGCTAGGCAAAGGGGAATAGATCCAAGAGTTATAGAACAATCTTTTTCTAGAATAAGAAAACTACAAAGAGAGAGTAATCTTTTAGCTACTTCGCAGATGGCTCAAAGGTCTCCATCTATTTCAACAAAAATGGATGAAATGCGAAATGAAATATTTAGATTTGTTTCACAAAGCAACGCCGCCCTAACAGGCAATCAAGACAACATGTTTATCGCGATGCAAGATGTGATATTGAGATTAAAATCTCAATTACCAGCATCAGAATTCGCAGAAGCACAAGCCGCAGCACTTTCAACACTATTTAACACAAGTGCATTCTCAACATATAAAAGAGACGTTCAATTATTTGATAACGCAAGAAGCGCAGCAGGGCAATTAGCAAGCTTTGCTTCGGGTAAAGCTAGTGGAGCAGTAAGATCATTCTTTGATCCATATATATCTGGTTCTGGATCTGTTATTAGTACAAACATAAAAAGACCATTTTCTTCTTTTATTCCTCCATTTAAAAAAGCTTTTGGAACAGCTCAATATAAGATTGGCGATCTTTCAACAGATCCTTTGGGATCTTCTGGAAATGCAATAACTTTTGTTCCAACCTTTGGAACTGTATTCGAAAAAAATCCATTTGGGGCAATCAAGAGTGCATTAGGTTTTACAACATATTCAGATCCAAGTTCTTATTCTACGGCATCAACTGCAGTATCTCAGGGAGTAGAACGTTTAAATAGATATTTTGGGACATTAGGAATGCAGTTAGATGTATCCAAGTTTAAAGGTCCATTAGATCTATATGCAAGAGGAATGGTTGGCAAACGAGTTCTTCCAATATATGCCGCTGGAACAACAGCTTTTACAGCAGACAGGATGTTGGGTGGAGCGCTTGGCCCAGAAGATAACTATGGAGAGAAAACATATTCCCCATTTGTAACAACAAAAGTAGCTAGAGCAATAGTCGAAACCCAGGCAATAGCAGCCGGCATAACCCCTGGCGGAATGACGAAAGAGGAAAAGAAAGAACAACTTCTGGATGGAGAAGTTCCAATCAGACAGGGTAGATATTGGCCATTAGGTAATACACCATTTAAGGGTGGAAAGATCCAATACTATAGGCCATCTTGGTATAGAAAACTACAAGGCGGTGCGTTATTTAGCTCTGATACATATGGAAGTCCAGCAGAAAAATTCTTATTTTACAATGATATTTCTCCGCTAAGACCGTTGGATCCATATAGATTTGAAAGAAAACACTATGAAGACAGACCGTACCCAGTAACAGGAGAATATTTTACTGGTCCTTTTGGTCCCATAAATACTGTTCTCAATGCTACTGTTGGCAGAGTTCTTAAACCACAAGTTGCAATGCACCAACAAGAAGTCATGCAGGGTCTCGGTCAGTATGTGCCAGCTGGTCAATATGGAGCATACGACACCAGTGCGTACAATGCTGGAATGGGTGGTGGTTCAAATGTCATACCAATAAATAGGGGTGCAGGTGGTGGTCCTGGTGGTTCATACTCATCAACTATGGTTTCTTCTCAAGTTGGTGGTTCAAATGCAAACCTAAGGGGAGCAGCACAATACCCCTTAAACACTGCACGTGGTATGACTCGTAACGCTATAGCTGGATTAAACCAACCACTAATGCAGATGTCATATGGTCCTCCAAAACAAAGGGGAGTAATGCCGCCAAGAATTGCTTCGGCTGGTCAGTCAATAGAATCTGATCTGTCTGGAGAATTTGGATATAGAGCTCAAGAAATGGCTGGTATTTATGGATTTGGATTTGCAAGTCTTAGAGAAAAATTTGGATTTGGTCAAGGTGATTTTGAGCCCGAAAAAGCAATGCTTCAATCAGCATCGAGGGGATATGGAACGTCAAGAGCTTTTTGGGATTTAAATCTTGGTGGTTTGGGTGACGTACCAATTCCAGCGCAGGGTGCTCTCGGTAACATAGAATTTTCTGAAATTGTAAGAAGATTTATTCCAAAAGAAAGAACTGGAATAGATTATATAAATCCAATTGCAAATACAATGGGCAAACAATACCCATTCATGCCAGGTCCAGAATATTATATTAACTTTCAAACAGGAGATCCATTTACAAAAGTCCAAGAAGGAGAGTTAAGACTTCCTGGAATAGGATATGAAAGATTTAATAAAGTATCTGCAGACGAAACTGGTAGGTATGGTTTAGTTGATCAATTTAAAATTCTTGCAGATGTTGCTCCATATTCTCAACAGTTTAAATCTCTAAACAAAATGATGGACAAGATGGCTTTAAGTCCTGATCAAAAAATAAAAGTTCAAGAAATTAGAGGTCGAGTAGAACAAACAACAAGTAAGTATGAATTTACTCCCTACCCAGATCAAAAAAATATTATTGGTGGCAATGTAGGGAGAATGCAAAGGCTTGGTGAATTTGTAGCTCATCGAGATACTTTATTCAATACAAAGTTTTTAAACAAAAGAACCGCAACTGAAGACTGGGAAAGAAGAAATGTTTATGGAGCAACTTTCCCACAATGGCAAAGGCCATACGAAAGTTTTGTTGAACCAATGCTCAATAAGTCAACCCAAAGAAATCCATTAGTAGCAGCAGCAGCTTTGGGTGTGACTGGTTCATTTTTTGGTAGAACTCCAAAAGCTAGATTATTTGGCAGCGCCTTAGGAACAGTGGTTGGTGGAGGCGTATCTGCGATATCCCAACTCGGTCAAAAATTGACTGGTGAAAGATACATGCCACTCCAAAGAAAAAAAGAACTTGCTCTTGAAGAGTACACGGATATATTAACATATACAAAAAACACCAGATTAGCATCTATGGCACAACAATCTGGAGATTCCGCCGCAGCCAATCAATATAGACAAGCTGCAAAGAGAACAATGTATGGGGCAGATCTTTATGGAATGCCAATAGATATGTTAAAACTTGCTATACCAAAAAGAAAAAGAGAACACTTTGTAGAAATGTTAAATGCCCCAGCACCAGAAAGAGAAAGAATTCTTTCTACTGCTGGTAGATTAGAAAGAAGAATTTACGAAGCCGCTTGGGGTATGCCGGTTGAAGAAAAGCCAGACCTAGCAGAATACTTTCAAAGACATCAGCTTCCAGATTCATCCTGGGAAGGTTGGCATCCCAATACCAATATGGATCATGTAAAGGTTAAGATAGGTCAATCAATGGGTCTTGAAATGTCTCAGATGGGTTACTATCCACAACAGATAAGAGAAGCAAATCTTTCAAACCCAAGTTATCCAGTTTTTGATGCGCCATCTGCTAGAACCGACGTGCTTTATAGACTGAGACAAATTATGAGTGGGTCAGGAATATCTGGAACGGTAACACCCGTAATGAATCCATATGGTTCAAATGAACTCAGTATTGCAGCAGGGATGAGATAATGGTATTTGATTTTATTAAAGATCCAATAAAAAGACTTTCTGTTGCGCAACAATCGCTTAGAAAAACAGATATGGGTAGAGGCGGAGTTATAAGGGTGGAATTAGACCCATCTACAAACGCCATAAAATATGTTGTTTCTGCAACGGGAGAAAGATTAGATAGTCCACAAGAAGCATTTATTCAAGCAAGCCGTTTAATGATGACGCAGTTTGAATCCATAACAGCTGCATCTGGTTCTATATTAAACTTAGCCAATAATCCAAATAATCCAAAATACGCTCAAGTCGGTGAAATATTAAGTGAAATACAAAAAAATCTAAAAGAAAAAAGTTTAGATACAGTAACCGCAGCAAAACTCAAAGCTATGGGCATAGACACTGCTTCCCTCGGCACAGATGTAAGCGCAAATATAATAGCAAGTAAAACACAAAGGGGGTCAAAGCCAAAAGACTTTCTTAAAACAATAAGAGAAATGTCGCAAAGAGATCCTTCTAAAGGTGGGTTTATCCCTTTTATCGATAACGAAGGTGCTAACTTACTACAATTAAAAGTTGGTAGTAAAATATTATCTGACGAAGAAACATATTATATGTTAAGCGTTATTGGTAATCCTATATTCAATCAAGAAAAATTTGCCAGTATATTTCACAGTAGTGATCCATTAGATTCATTCATGGAAAAGATTACCAAAAGAATGAAAGGTTTAATCTCAGAAAGAGATATAACTATAACTGAAGATACAATAAGAGCCGCTCTTGGAACCAAAGACCCTAAATATGTTGTCATTGAAGAGGGTTTAGACATTCTAAAAAAACAACTTGGACTAGGCGATGCAAATTCACTGCAACAAAAAGCAATAGCACAGATAGATTCTGCAACAATTTTAAACAAATCTTTAGAAAACTCTTTAAAGAACACAGTTCAAGATCCACAAAAATTTATAAATAATGTTCTTGGAAAAGCAGATATAAAAAAAATAATATCAGATTCAACCACTAATGCAGAATTACTGGATAGCGTAAAAGGAATATTAAGTAACGATGACTATGAAGTCTTTAAACAGTTTATGGATGACGCAGAAAAAGAATTTGATGGTGTTGCAGTTCTAAATAGTAAAGTAATTCATGGAACAAAAGGAAAACAAAATGGTGTGATTAAAGAACTAGATGCAGAAATAAATAAATTAAAACAAAATATCGATAGCACAACTTCTCCAGCAAATAAACAACAGCTAATGCAAAAGCTAGAACAATTACAACAAAGAAGAAATGTTATTGGTAGAGCAGAAAATCTTTATCAGGTAACTGGTAGAGGATCTTATGGTGGACTTGGAATAAAAACAGCATTTGATATTAGAAATCTTGACAGTTCTTTTGATAATGTTTTTATGATAATAGGTCGATCTGGAATGAAAAAAGAAATAGGCTTAGCTGGATCTAAAAACTTTATAACTATTAGCGGTTTTGGATCATCGGGTGGCCCCGTATATGCCGACCCTATTCTTACTGCGTTTAACTCCCCTTTTGCAAGCTTAGAAGATCTGCAATCAATGCAGCAGTATTCCGATCAATTGCTGCAAGATTTTAAGGGAGCAGTAGATTCAGATGTTCTTCCTGAAAAAGTTAGAAATATGTTAAGTAGAAATCTTACAGAAGATCTTTCGTATGCTTCGCCCTCTATGAGATCAGCAAAAATAAGAAATCAAGAATATGCAAGAAGAATTCTTGAACTACATCAATCTGGAATAGGACCAAAAGAATCACCAGAAATGATGAATCTCTTACATAATGCGTTCGCGTCACAAGCATTTAGTATGACTACTAATAATCAAGGTCAGATAAGATATTTGCCCGCAATGCCCAACGTGTTTAGATTTGCTGTAAGCACTGAAACAGCCGGAGCTTTGGGTGGAGGAGAATCACCTATACTCGGTAAGGGTATAGAAAATATTAATTTTAAATTAGCTGGTCAAAATCAAACAGCAGAGTTATTAAAATTTAGGATTAGTAATGGAAGACTATTCTTTGCAGCTGGTTCTGTCCCAGAATTTTTTCAATCATTAGGTGGATTCGACTTGGACGATAAAGGCTTGCCAAGACTTATGACCTATGATGACGTAGCCGGCAATAGTAGACTGGCCTTCAGTCTAACAAGACAGCCTTCTGGCTTACAAGAAAACATTATCGCTAGTGCAAAGTTAAATGACGCTAATACTTTAAGAGCTTTATTTGGAGAAAAAGAAGATTTTTTGCAAACACTACGATCCATAACCGTAAAGGGAACGCTAGAAGAAACACTGCTGAATTCACTTACTGGCACTGGTGCAAAGTCAATTGATTTTGATTCTATAAAAGAAGAAGATATAGGAACAATAATACAAAATGTATATAAAAAAATGAACAGAGATATAGGAAAAATGGAACCCCGATTGCTCCAAAGTCTTGTCGACCATGGTCCATCAGCCTTAAGGAATACAGAATTTTATAGTAGAAGTAATACTTACAGAATATTTAAAGAAAAAGGCGTATTTGATTTTAATTTAGATAGTCAAATGAAAGATTTAGTTGATAAATATAAAAATGCATTAGACCCAGGATTATATAAAAAGATAAAAAACGCACTATCAAATACCGACGAAACAATAAGAAAAGAAACATTAATTGAACTAATTAACAATAATCAAAATGATCGAGGCTTAGAAGCTCTTTTGACTAATTCTGTATTTAGAAAAATGGAAAAAGCATCTTTAGAAGACGACAATATACTTGGCGTTTACGTTAATAGAAGCGCGACTGTCACTAGTACTTTTGACCAATTTGATGATTACATGGAACAAATAATGAAAACTGCTGGGATTAGTGATGAATTAAAAAAAATAATAGGTAGAGATATAGCTTTTCTTGGGCAAGAAACAGCAATTGACGCATCGACAAACTATTCTAGTTCAGTATTTAAAGCATCCTTAAGAGACTCTAAAAATAAACTTCAAGATGTTTCAAACTTGATATCTCAAGCAATGTTGATGCGTGGAGATGAAACTGCAATAGAAGCAGCCGCAATACAAGCGTTGGGCTTGAGCGGGGATATGAACTTGAATAAAACTGGAGAAACATTAATTGAACGCTTAGGAAGAGGAATGGGTTCTGCAACTGCTTTGATGACATCTCAAGAGTTTGGTGGACAGTTTGATGCAAGCTTGAGGCCAGTCATAGATCAGATTTTATTAGAAGATAGATTTTCAGATGCTGATATTAAAACTTTATTAGATAACATCCGAAAAGGTATCGAAGATGCAAAGAGAGCTCAAATATTAACGGGAGCTGAATTAGATCAATTAGAAGAAGATTTACTAAAAGTAAAACCTTCTCCGAGCGAAATGAGAGCAACACTTAGCAGAATATTCGGAGCATCTCAAGATCATAAATACGCAACACTTGCAAAAATAAATCAACAGACGGCTGAAAAAGCAGCTCAGTTTAATTTAATAGACAAGCTTCTTTCAGCAAACAGGCCCCAAGACCATATTCTTAGTGCAACAAATATTTCCGATGAAGCAAGAAAGGTAGCAGAAGTCTTACTCGATAAGCATTCTGAAGATTATCAAGATGTAACAGCCAGATTATTAAATGAATCAGCTGAATACGAAAAAATTTTAGCGGACGAGGGAAGATATAGATTAGGCCAAAAAGTATACGAAGATATAACTGGAGCACAACAAATAACTGGCTTGTCAAAAGAAGAAATAATAACTGCAGTAGATAAAGTGTCAGCAGAAAGAGCATCTTTAAATCGTAAAGGTAAATTTGATTTATCAAGACTTTATTATTCAGACGATGAAAACTTTGCTGGACAAGTTAGAACAACTAGTTCCAGAAGGCAAGCAGCTGCACTTAGGGTTACAGCTGGAGATTTAGAAGAGAGAGTATTAAATGATTTAACATCTTCTAAGCGATTTACTAGCATCACCAGTCCCGATCAAACTATGGGTGCAATTAAGGAATATTTTGAGAATATGATTGGATCAACTTCAATTTCAAGTGAAGAAAGATATTTGGCTCAAGCTGCGATGGGTCAAGTTCTAGAAGGTGCATCTCCAGAAGAAGCTGAACTAGCAAGACAAAGAGCAAACGTTATTACTACTCAAGCATCTAATCAAATATTGCAGCAGGATCAAGCAACTATGCAAGCATTGACCGCAACTGGAAAATCAACATTTACTGGTGATGACAATTTAAGAAAATCAATTAATGCAGCCATGAATGACGAAGATTATACAAAGTTTTTAGGGGCAAAAGGTAAGTATGTTAGATTCTCTGAATATCTTAAATCTGGACAGTTAAAAAATTTATTTAAAAATAATAATCTATTTAAAAATTCAATATATGCAACTGGAGCATTAATTGTTGGCAGCTTCGCGTATCAAGGATTTAAAGATCATACTCCAGAAAAGATGCAAGGTCCCCCAATGCTTCCTGGGGGTTCAGCTTATGAAAACCAATATCCAAGTAGGGCTTCTGAAATTCCACAAATAGGAACAGTATCCTATAATCCCGGAGTAAGCTATAAAGTTAATTTATATGGTAATAGAAATGAAGTTAAGCAGTTTCAAGACATGGCTATGGGGCTCGGAAACTTCGACATGGACACTACTATGTACTCTGGAATCCCGCAAGTTGGAACGGATCCTTATCAGCAGCTAGCTAGCTCATATTAAGGTTAATGTATATGATTTTCGGTGCAGACAAACAAAATAAAAACTTAAAGGACGCCGCGTCTAAAAGAATAGACACTAGTCCAAGAACGCAAACCTCCAATAAGTATGCAGCAAGAATAGCCTCCAGCAAGAACATATCAAGCGGCTCAGACGTTTCTGGGGCTCAAAGCGTCGAATATGCACCAAAGGGCACCATGGGACAATCTGACGCTCTCAAGGGCTCCTGGGAGGGCTTAGACAAGGGATCTTCGACACACATCCAAATGAATGGAACTGGATACTTAAATCCATCAATCCAAAAAGCCAGATATAATAAAAACTTTGCTTCTCACTCTGGAGATTTAAAACAAAATTCTTTTACAAAAAGAAATTTTAGAAGTATAATTGACAATAGAACAAATAATACTATGGAAGGATCTTCTTCCCAAATTGTAAGTTTAATAAATAAAAGAAATAATTTAATATAAACTATGTCTAATAACGAAAATGCATCTAATTCAGAAAATCAATATATTAGTGTATTTCCTGACGCAGCAGAAGAAAAATTCTTTCAACTATTAAAACAACTGGATAACAGATTCCAAGCTGTTCAAAGAAATAACTTTGATCAAATGCTCAAGTACAGCGTTCTTGGGGGTTTGGGTCAGGATTATGAAGAAAGCAAAGCTGCTACTCTAAGAGTTTTTAGTGGATCTGATTTAGATAGAATAAAAATTTTAGATAGAAAATCTAAATCTAAATTATTTAAAAAAGTTATAGATACAGGATTGTACGATTTAGCTTTTAGGGCACTTCCTATTTCAGAATTTGGTAGACAAAGACTATCTTCTGTTGATTCGGCAAAAACTGGTGCCGCACGTGCGCTTGATCCGGTCAGAGACACAGCTTGGCTAACACAGCTTACCAATGTTGTTAGAAACATATCACACGATCCTATTACTCTTAGCATTATTAATAGTTATTTTCCTAGTCTTGTAACATTTTTATTTGACGCAATAGCAGTAACTGCCGACTACTCGACAAGTGGCGGTGAGGTTAATGGCGAGATTGACGACAGCATTAATAATATGAAAGACTTTATAGCGAGTCTTGAAAAAGCTTTTGGTCGAGGATTAAATGATTCTAATCAATCATTTAAAGAATCCGTATTTACAATGGCATTTAATTTTGAAAATACGGCAAAGAGAATGAAAAAAGTATTAGACAATTCTCCGTACAGGCAAAATAATCAACCAACTTCTCCCGATGTTTTCCATTTACGAATTGGTGCGGCGAATTTTTTTGTTCCACCACTATCGATAGATGTAAATACGGCTTTTAAAACTGGCAGCTTAACAGGCGGAGCATTAAGGCAAAAAAATACTCCTAAGTTTAATTCTGGTTATAAAGAAAGCTCTATAAAAATGAGATTATTTTTTCCTAACTATGAAGAAATTTGGGGAATAAGCATAGATGACGCTTCAAAGATAGTCCTTAAAGATAACTATGAAATTGATTTTAAAACCGATGGTTCAAGTGACGAAAAGATAGATAAGTTTTTATCCTCGCTCCGTGGATTAGTGGCCGCATTTAAATACTCTCCGTTTCTTCCAGTCAGAAACGACTATCTTAATAGAGTTCATGGAATAACTGCAGTAGCTCTATCAGGCTTATCAATATCAACAGTTCCCAATTTTCCATTTGCTTTAGCAGTTGATATAGAGCTTTTAAACTTTAATCATAAACCACTACTTCCTATGATCAATGATTTTAATCAAGCAATACATTGGGGTAAATATAGGCAGTTTATGGGCAAGGCTGCTGGTGCTCTTCATAGCTATGTAAACCAGAGCTTCTTGATGAAGACAACTGACGAAAAAAATTCAAAAGAAACAAACGCAAAAACGGGGACAGTAGTCGTTGGCAGCGGTGAATACGCAGTAAGCCCATATGGTGCATCGTTGACAAAACAAGCTGCATATTACGATGATATACTAAAAACAAATATTGTATCAGAGTGGAACGATGGAAGAAATATAAGCTTTTATGTTCCAGCAGAAACTCAAACAAAAATATTTTTACCCGACGCTACTTCATTTAGAAATGATGAAGAAAGATTGTTGAGCGATCAAAGTCAAGACTATTGGGGAAAAATTTTAAATGGTTTTGGAATAGACATAAATGAATCCGCTGGGTACGGGTTGAGCTTAAGTAATACATATAGCTTATCTAAGAATACTGGAATTAATCCGAACATAAGATATCACCTATTGACAATAATGGATATTTTAACAGCTGGATTAAATGATAATGAATATCGTAAAAAGGTTTATAGTTATGTTGCAACACTATTTGTTAAAGAAAATTCACTAGATGGCACAGAACAAAGTTATATCTTAGATTTTGATAGTACAAATATTCCAGCACAAGCTGGAACAAAAACTTATATATTTAATTCTGTTTCATATGAAGATACCAATCTTCAAACAATGAAGAAGCTGTTGAAGGAAATTTCTAAATCATCTGAAGGTCTTTTGCATCAACAAACAAAAGCAATAGCAGATAGTCAAGCCAGAAAAGCCAGAGTACCAGTTCCAGAGATTGTAAAAGAATGCACAACTGCATATCAAAAAATTTACGATAGAGTTAGAGATCAAATTAAAGAAGGATTTAATTTAACACTTTATGAAAAATTCTTTAAAAGTGCACCAATAGAAGAACTACTTGAAGCAGCAAGAGCAAAGCAGGGAGCATTTACATTTAGAGAATGGGAAGTCCCCATGTTGAAAGTAGATCTTGACCCCGCCGCAGCGATAGTTACTGGCGTGTCGTTGACACTCGGTAACAACATCGCTAAGTTGCAATTGCAAATGCAAGACGAACCGACATATCAACACATAGGTGGCAAAGATACTTTTATTAATATTTCAATGAAAATTATTGGAGAAAAAGAATTAACTAAATTAAAAAGAATATTTGATCACGTTAATGCACTTGCAAGATTAGAGCATTCTACAGGTGTTCTTGGTTTTATCGGAATAAAAAATATAGTTACTGCGCTGTCTGGCGTTAAATATGTCCTGCCATCTAATTTTTCAGTTAATACAATTCCAGGTTTTCCACATGTATATGAAGTAAATATAAGTTTGATTGACTTTGATGTGTTTCAACAAGCTAGAGAAAAATTAGACTCAAATCAACAAAGAGAATTAATAGAACATTTTTCTACAAAAAGAAATCCATTCCTTAGAATAAAACAGATGTGGGGATTATTCAACGCATACCCAGATCTTCCTCTTGAGGTAAAAAATGATAAGAATGAAACAGTCGGCCACTTAGATCCAGACTTCTACTTTAGAAGCTTTGATATGTTTGATAAAGATATTATAAATAATATATCTACAGCTCCAAAAGAATTAGATATTCCAAACCCGAATGATGGCGTCGGACAAAAAATAAATAAAGAAATGCATTCTCATATAGCAAATGAAATAATTAACTTCCTAAGAACATATCCATCTCCAAATTCAACAAACGGTCTTGTCCAAGAAGCTAGAAAACAAGTATTAAACGATGTAATTTATTTTATTGAAAAAACTGATATAAATTTTGATCAATTTATTTCTGTTTTTCAAAAAGTAATTTATGATCCGAATTATTTTGGAATGGACGATTCAAATGAAAGAAATCAAATAAATTTCCTAAAGAAAAATTTAATTACAGATTATTTAGAATATACAGAGTCAGAAAATGAAGCTAATGAGGCTGTAGGGGAATTTATGAACAAGGTGTCTTCGGCTCCTTACCAGGTTGGGAATATCAGTTCTAGCAGTTCTGATCTTTTAGCAAGTCTGAAGAAAGCTTTAGATGGAGAATACAGCTTAAAAGATGAAAAGTTAGTTAGCTTTGATCCAGATGAATTAGAATTTCATCATATTATTAATGTTTATCCCATAAAAGATAAAGATGAACCAGGTAAAATACCCGCCTCAATACAAACTGCTCTTGGTACAAATTTAGGATATATTGACACTAATAAAGATGGAAGATTTTATCTTACATTAGACGGGGTTAATGTAAAGAAAACTGAAAAAGGTGCAAAGATAGAACCCAGGGGAATATCGGATAAGCATTCTGACCCCTCGTACTCCGCTACTCAATCAGCGATAGCTGGTTCAACCGCTTATTCGAATTATCAACAACCATATTCGCATGGTGCTGGCACAAGCCCAGAAGTAATGAACAGTTCAAAGCCAGTAGACACAGTTGAATCTCACTGGGAGAAAATGTTAGTCGACACTCAGTACAGAGATGTATCCGGAAGAATGTTAAGAGCATTTCCAACCTATATGTTATGGCTGATAGATGAAGGTGGATACTTTGCCGGCGTTAAACTGTTTGATAATTTTTATGGACTCCAATCAATAATAGATTTTTCCGTTATACAATCCGAAGATCTTCTTGGTGATACATTAGTTTTTAGAGTATCAAATCTTTATTCAAAACTTTCAACAAAAGAATCAGCTTCATTTTTTTCTGTAGATTCAGAATATTCTCAAGATAATCCCAGTCTTACCGATGGTCTTTCATCTATAATAGATGTCACTTTAAATAAAGCCAGAAATGTAATGGCTCACATGAAAAATGATTATGTTGTTGATATAGAAAACATAAGATTAAAACCAGGTGTTAGAGTTCACCTAAGGGGTGGCTATGGTGCAAATCCAAACTCTCTTCAGACTTTATTTAATGGTGTTATTAGCCAAGTAGAACTTGGTGAAATAGTTACGGTTACGGCGCAGTCAGACGCAATAGAATTAGGTGCTGTTGTAAACTCTACTAATAAAAAAGGTGATAGCGGAAAAATAGATGGTGGAATAAATACTGGTCTTTGGCTTTCTGAACCAAGAGATCTAATGGTAAGACTTCTTTCGATGGGAGCCTCTAGATTTAGAGAAGGCATTGCTTATGCCAATAGAGGCCTAGTGTTTTCTGAAAATAAATTTGGAATAAGACATTTTGGTTCTATTGTTTATGAACCACTTACTACGGATGAAGAAAGAAAGCATCAAGCAAGAATAGACGCTATAGCAGACGCCTATAACACAGTTGGTACGGGAGACGCTTCTGGAACTGGAAGAGCTGCATTGGACATAGCTGTTGGAACAACTGAGTTTAGAACTCCAGTATTTTCTTTGATGAATCAATTGTGGTCAAACTTTACGCAAGCAAGAGATTTTGAAATATTTAAAAGAAATATTTATCCAGGAAACGGAACAGGAATAGCACAGTTTCTTGGTGGAGACTTGGGAGATGGTTGGACATCTGTCTCTTCAATAACTCCAGTTTCTCAACCAAATGAAAGAATAGAATATTTATCTAGATTAACAGATAGAAGTTGGAATGGACTTGTTCAAAAATATGGAGAAGAAAATCCTGACGCAAAAACAGCTGTTGAGGGTTTAACTGGCTCAGGCCAAATAAGAGATAACACCGGATCAGCTACCGTAGGGTCGCTAATTACAATGGCAGGTATATTGGGTCCAGCTGCTGTTGTTGGTGGGCCAATTGGTATTACGGTCGGCGTTGGTGCTGGTCTGCTCGGAGTGCTCGGGACAAGGGGTGGCAATAATATCTTTAATATGTTGGGCTTAACTTCAGGCTTAGATGACGACATGCCTGGTTTTGATGAAGTTTCATTTAGGGCCCAAACATACATGAGATCTGTTTGGGATCTGTTTCAAACATGTGCAAGACTACTTCCAAACTACATAGTTGCAGTCAGGCCGTTTGAAGATAGGTCAACAGTATTTTATGGTAAGCCTCACTGGCTGTACACATCTGGTGTTGTGCCAGTAACAACTGGGTATCCGGGCGATAAAAAAATGGGCGAACTTGGAATAAGTATGGGTCCTGAAGTAGTTAGTCCAGATTTTGAGTTGGCTAAAATAATAACTGAAATAAATAAAAATACTAGTTCATATGCAGACGCAAACGCATTTATTAGAGATACAGAACCAACAGATGTAGTCGCTGCATTGGCATCTATGCAACAAAATGCACAACAATATTATGGAGCTTCAGCAAAACTAAAGGGTCAGGTAATTAATTTTGATTCTAACAAATCAAAAAGTTTAATTAAAGATGGAAAAATTGTAGGAAAAATACCAAAAACAAAAGGTGTAGTTACAATGGGTTTCCACCTTCCGGTTTCTTCTGTTTTTACTGGAGAAAATAAAACAACTTCTAAAGTTATATCTTCGGCAGAAGTACATAGCCAAATCCCCCAGCTTCCCTCAAGATTTAGATTCCCCATGTTTACAAACAGGGCTGATGTACGCGGTGATTATGGTTTAGAAAACTTTGCATTTCAATATGATTCAATTGATGGATATTCTAAATTCCGCAGAGGATTAGACATTGCCGAAGACGTATTAGACGAAACTGTTGGTAATATTCTTATGGCTAAGCCTGTACTCGCTGCAGGTAAATGGGCTTTTCGTAAAATATTTGGCGGCGGCGGCGATGATGGGGTAGCGTCAGAAACAAATCAAGATGTATACGATGATTATATACAAAGCGTTTCCTCTGTTTATGGAGACACGTTTGCAAACAACCTGGTTGTCGATAATATAAATATAGTTGATCAAAAACTTCGAGTAGATGATATAGCAGATGTTACTTTAAACTCATATAGTTTTGATGTACCACTTAGCGAGATAATTGGTGCAGAGCGTTTTGCTATATCAATGCCACTTCCTAAAAAAACAAGTACATCAGAAATAGATTTTTCTGAATGGGGAATGCCAAGAAGTGCAGCTGATGAACAGTTCTATATCGCAATGAGATGGCCATATAAACCAAATGCAAATGAATCTGAAATATCAAAATTTACAAAAAAATATTTTAATTCAGAAACAAGTCAATTAATTGGAAGTGTCGATGAGTATAAAAATGCTCACGTATTAGTTTATAATCCAGATACAAATAATGGCGTAGTTTGCAAACCAGCATACTTTCTTTGGGGAGAAAATACGTCAAACTTCCTTTCAGAAGGAACATCTGATGATAGCAGTGAATATAATTTAGATGTAGACGAGAAAACAATAGATGCTGTTGTATCTCCAGACGCAGCATACTTTCTTGGAATAGTTTCTGGTGACGATGTAATTTTTTCTGATGGTCAAAAAAAATTATTTAATAAAGGTAAGGGATATAGCGATCTTCCAATCCCAAGAGAATGCTATTTTGCTTTTGTGCCGAACACAATACCATTAGGTGTAGCAACAAGTGCTTTTGTTCCAGGCAGAAAATTTACATTAGTAGATGATTCAGATAAACAACTTGAAGACTTTTTAATTGGCTTTGGTAACTTCGAAGGAGAACTAAAGGCTACGATGAGGTCTGCCTATAAGGGAGCTGAGCTTGGCGGTGATGTGCAGGGTTTTGTGCCCGATAGATTAGATGATTATGAAAAATATAGAAGTAGTGTTGGTGAATATTATTCTTTAGCCGAATTATCAGCTGACTCAATTTTTACCTATTCAGGAAACTATACAGATTATTATAAATATATATTTAGTGACAATAAAAAAGAACTAGAGACTGTAATCAGCAGAGATGCAGGCTATGAGATATTGGATGACGAATCAGCAGAGACTGGTGATCCCCTAACTTTTTCTGAAAGCGGCAGAAAGCAGTTTAAAGAAGTTTTTAACCTAGGAGACTCAATATCAATTGAAGCAAGGAAGTATTACGATGAAGGATATGACCTAAATGTTTCTGTAATTGCTGGGGATGGAAGAAGTCTAAGTACAGCTCAAGATATATGGGATCAATTTAGGTTCGGATATCATACTTACAATTCTGTCAAAACAATATTTTTTGATACTTTTGGATTTGACCCCGATAGTCAGCAACCTCTTTCTGAAGAAATAATGAGTGCATTTGTTGGTGGAAATATACCAAAAGATATATTTAAAAAGTTTAAAGATACTGGCGGTACGGCTAACGATGAATTTTCAATTTTATTTGGAAATGAAACAACATCATCTCAAGTAGCAGCAATAGAATTTGCAAGAAAAAACTTTATAGATGCACCAGTATCAGAGGGTGGACTAATTGAATATTTTAATTTGATGACGTTAGATAAGATAAAAGCTTTTAGGCAGAACTTTTTAATAGACAATAGTGAAGTCTTAGCACAATTAAGTGGACAGCCAAATCCAGTAATCAAAACTCCCCAACAATTGTTTCTTGTAGTGGTCGGTTTATTTAGGCAGGCTATGTGGGCAGACCCATATGCGAGAGCTTGGCTTGTGCTTAAGCCATCTAGAAAAATGGGAATTGGACTTGGGACTGCGAGAGGCGAAGATCAATGGGATTTTAAATCTGTAGATAAAATATTTGCAGCGTTTATTAATCCAAACAATATTTACGCTAAAGATAAAAAGAAATTTTTACAATTATTATACAACAATAAAGGCGAAGGAAGCACCGCTTCAAACTTCTTCACAAGAGCAACTAGTGGATTAGACAATTTCTGGGATAGAAACATAGGTCCTATTTTTAGTGCAATGGGAACAGCATTGAGTGGTTTGATTAATATGTTTAAATTAAACATGTTACAAACTGGTTATGGATTATCCCAAGTAGGTTCTCTATCAAAACAAGCAAATATTTTAAACAGAGCTCTTAATGATTCTATTTATTACCAACTTGGTAGACCTGGTTCGCTTTTAAGGGCTGTTGATAATCCATTCACAAGAGAGTATGGAGAACCAGTAGTAGAAATTAGAGAACCGTTTCAGAGAATACATTACCTAAGTTCATTTAGTCATATTCTTTCAAATCAAATTCAGGAAACAACGACAAATGTTTCCACTGTTATTACAGCAGTATCTGATGGGAAATATCCAGTTACAGTGGCTCTTGACAAGGGTGCGCCAGCAGAAAGACAAATGGAATCAACAGTTGAAACTGGAATATATTTTGACAATATTGTTGGAAGTGGATTCTTTGGATTCCTACATCCGATTTTGCATCCCTTTGAAACCGGAAGGGGAATATCAAAAAATGCAACAGGCGCTCCTGACGAGCTAGCGGCTAAAAGAGTTGCCCTTTCACATCTTAAAGAAAATATTAAAGATATATATAGTGGAGAATTATTAATTGTAGGCAATCCAGATATAAGGCCACACGACATAGTTTATATAGCTGACGTGTATGAGCGAATGTATGGCTTGTTTGAAGTAGAGCAAGTTATCCATCACTTTACTTCTGAACTTGGTTTTGTAACCTCAATAACCCCCAATGCACTTGTAACCGTAAATGACCCAGCAAAATGGTTTATGACATCATGGATCGATTCATGGATGAACATGCAGGCAATAAGAAATGACACAAGATTATTCTTAGATGCTATTAGGGCAGATAATTCTGGAATAACTCTTGGTGGAGACATATCTCTTGACAGACTCTCAGAAAATTTAAATCCCCAGATGCTTGGCGGAATACAGTATACACATGGTTCTTCTGCTCTTATAAAAGATGTTGTTGCAAGTCTAACACACAGTAGTTTTGATTCAAGCACAACTTTTACTGATGCAATTAGAAAGCAAGCTGGAATTAACGGAAACAATGGCACGGTATCTGGTGGAACAGCAGCGGCAGCAATAACTGGAGTTGTTGGTGGTTCTGCAGCTGTTGGATTAGTGGGCGGCTCAGCCCTACTTGGGCTTGCTACGGTGCCAATATTCGGACAGCTTGCCTGGAAGGGTTGGCAGTGGGTTAGGGATAACCTCCTCGATCAACACGGGTGTTATGTGCAATATCTAAATAAAAATGGACAACCAATGGATGCTGGTCTTTCCTATAATCAAGGCATGGTCGTTGGAAGGTATCATTCAAAAGCATTACTTCCAGGCATGTTGGGCGTAAGAAGAAAAGTTAGAACAGCAGACGGCTACGCATATGTGAGAAGCGATGATATATTCAAGAGTCTTGGTTGGCAGGAAACAGAAATAAAAGAGTTAGTTAGATATATAAGTTACGAAAATGCCTTAGTTCATGCACAGGTCCTTAATCTTTCTGGTCTTGGTCCAGAAAAAACTACATTTGAACCTTTCTTTAAAATATTATGCAAATTAGATACAACTATTGGCATAGAAAACACTGGAGTAAAAGACGCTGACACCATAAGAGTTGTAGATATATTAAGTGGGAATTCTTTTGATGTTCGTTTTGATGGAATAAATGCTCCTGAAAAATCGGTTGTAACTTCGGCCTACTACAATCAGCAGCCATCTGAAGTAGAAATAATCGATAAATCTTCTCCAGGTTTCAAGAGTAGCCAGTTTACAATTAATGCGTTGAAAGGTAGAGTATTCTTATTAAGAGTTAAAAAGTCAAGAGAAACAGGCGGACTTGCTAGTGAATCTGATATAGAAAATTTTGAACCCGGTGCTGGTTTTAATAAAGAAACTAATTATCTAAAAGAAATATATGGAAGAACACTCGCTACTATCTTCTATAACGTTTCTGAAGAAAAATTAATTAGTCTTAAAGATTTTGTATATAATTTATTTGTTTTGTATAATTTTGATAAGTCAAAAATAGAAAAAGCTTTTAAAGATAGTTTTTATGAAGATTCAGTAATTTTTACAAAATATTCAGTTATATTTAATAATATTAATTCTTCCAATGTAGTGGATCATATTACAAACTACATAGTTGGAAATAGTGAAATAACTAATCCAGAATTAAGAAAATTATTCTCTGTAATGGTAGAAATGAAGAGACTAGAGCAAATATATAAATCAGCTTCGAGATGGCCAATGGTGCTTTGGGATGAGTACTATGATGATGGAACTCCGTATACTCTTAACTGGGAGCTAGTGATAAATAACTTGGCTACTGTTTTTACAAATGATTTATTAACTGAATCAGATTCGGTTAATAAAGCAATAGACTCTGTTGGAATACCAACTAAGGTGGAATAATATGTCTTTTTTTAATATCAATTCTGAAAATTTAACTGATTCCAAATCTTTTACTAAAGCAATAGTCGATAATATTGTTCCTAAAAATAAAATAAC